GTAACTCAATCAAACTACCTAAACTTGGTAAGGTTAAAATCAGAGATAAGCAGATTCCACAGGGTAGGATTCTTAATGCTACAATATCTCAAACACCTTCTGGTAAATACTATTGTTCATTATGTTGTACAGATGTAACAGTAGAACCTTTTGAAAAGACTGGAAGTGTAGTTGGTATTGACTTAGGTATTAAAGAATTTGCAATAACGTCTGATAATGAACACATTGAAAATCCTAAATATTTAGCAAAATCTTTAAAGAAACTCGCTCGGTTACAACGTCAACTTTCTCGAAAAACAAGAGGTAGTAATCGTTGGAATAAGGCAAGAATAAAGGTTGCTAAGTGTCAGGAACAAATTGCAAATCAAAGAACAGACTTCTTACACAAACTATCTACAAGACTTGTAAAGGAATATGATGTTATTAGTCTTGAAGATTTAAATGTAAGCGGTATGCTTAAAAATCATAAACTTGCAAGAAGTGTTTCTGATGTGTCGTGGTCGCAGTTTACTACTATGTTGCAATACAAAGCTAATTGGTACGGCAAGGATATTATCAAAATAGATAGATTCTTTGCGAGTAGCCAGTTATGCAATGTGTGTGGCTATAAGAACACTGAGACTAAGGATTTAAGTGTTAGGTCGTGGGTGTGTCCTAACTGTGGCACTTCACATGACAGAGATGTTAATGCTTCAATAAATATATTGAACGAAGGACTAAGGCAAATAGTCTAACATATGTAAAGCGGTAGGAACTATCGTGTTAGCTCGTGGAGAAAGTAGGTTACGAAATCTATGAAGCGAGAACCCTACGACTTTAGTCGTGGGAGGTTCAGGATAGCGAGGTGACGAAAATGAGATTAATATTGAGTTTAGTTCTGACAATTTGTGGCGCATATTTTATTTTCAGTTATGGAGAGTCAATGAATAGCCTAAGTTATCTCGACCAAAATCACAAACCTGTGTGGAAGGTGGCAGTCGCTTGTTTTGATTTATTAGTGGCTGGCATAAACCTTGCCAAATTTTTACAGAAATGACTTTGCCTGTAATAAAAACCGTGTTGGCAACAGGCGACCAATACGGATCTGGATTGAAGAAGATGATGGCTTGGCTGAAGATATGTGACTTAGGCAATGTGTCAGACGCACAGGCTCAGATGTATTTAGATTATTTGAATGGAGATGATAACAATGTGTTCAGAGACAACAAGAAAGATTAAAGAGTTTTCTACCGATGTGAAACAAACCGACGCACTTCTTGCTTTACTCGATTATTATGATAGACCCGCCCTTATCAATATATCAGAGCAAGAGGGACTTGAATTTCTCGCAAAGTTAGAAAGTGGTGAAATTGTAATTGGGTGATATATTTCGAGGCTTCTTGCATTGTTTACTTGTTGATGTAGCTGTTGCTCTTGCATTCACCGCATTGTATGCCTATATGGATGAAAAGGCTTTTGAGATATTATACAGTGGGCGCAGAAGATTTGACGGGGAGTATAATACAGAACGACTATTATCAGCATTGGTATTCGGTCTTATTCCATTTATAGGCTTTGGAAGTTTGTGTTACTGCCTTTATACACTATCAGATAGGGTTGAGGGGCACGTGTGGAGTATTAGATTGATAAGTAGAAAGAGACAAAGCGTTCTAATCGTGCAAGAACCGTGTGATTTTAGTGCAGAATTGGCGTTGTTTATTTTACAAGGTCAAATTATATTCAGAAAACTAAGGCGCAGAATTGCCACGAGAATTACACGAATTTTTCATAAGGAGGATAAAGATGGTTCATATCATAAGCGAGTGGTATTACGAGATGGACGAATTTCAGTATGTTCTGATACGGAAATATATGAAAAGAAAAGGCATTTTCGGGCAAACTGGAAAGTATTCGGACGAAATGGTAGAGAAGAAAGATGAAGTGGGATATTATCATACTTTAGAGTCGATGATGAAGGGACTTGCAAGAATCATGGTCAAGGAGAAATACGACCGTGGAGAGATCAAGACTATCAGAGATCACATTCAGGCATTACAGGATTTACAAGAAGAACTGCGTGATTTATTGAGGAGTGAATAAAATGATATTAAGAAGTAAATATACTATGATAGTTTGTGCGGATGATTTTGATTATAAATGGTGTTCTCGCAAAGGCGTATTTTGCCACAAAGATTCATTTGGGTTTGAATGTGGTAGCTGTCATAGGAGATAGTATATGCCTGTAGGAGTGTACCAGATAAAGAATGTGGTTAATGGCAAGAGATATGTTGGTGAGTCATTAGATGTTGTCAAACGCTGGGGCGAGCACCGCAGAGATTTAGCAAAGGGCAATCACCATTGCAAGCGTCTACAAACTGATTACAAACATTATCCCGATGCTGTGTTCAGGTATAGGATAAGAGAAAGGTTTTGGTTTACGAAACATTTTGTTAATCACAACAAGCTTATTCTCACTCTACTACTTCGAGAAGGTTATCACATGGATAAGACTAACTCACTTCTTGCATACAATACCGACGATACTATCGGTGCTTTGAAGATGTTTGCCGATACCGGGAATAATAAGCGATTTGCAAAATATAAACGATATCGCAGATGGATTAATCGCCACATTGGTTATGCAATTCACTGGCGACCACATATCTTAGTGGCAAGTTTATATAATTACGCAGTCCGTTTCTTCCTTTACACATTGGTGGGGGTGATAATATGGGTACTCTTATCTTTTACATCATTCTCTTTGGAGGCGGTTACAAACTTTATAAATGGTTTCAGATTCGCAAACGGGGCATAAATATTGTCAGGCTCGATCAGGAATTGCAAAGTCTTAACGAGCAGCGTAATCGCTTAATGGCATTGCACTCTATGATAACGGATGTAGATTTGTGTAGCCACAAAGCTCACACCTATAAGATATTTAACATCTCATGGATAGATGATGTTACAGGCGAAAGACAAGAGTACGATTTGTTTATTGCCGATAATAAAAATGCAAACGCTAAAGCCTTGCGGACTTTGGCAACAATTGAGATAGCTGAAATCAAACCTTCTCTCAATGATGATATTGAGAGATTCAAATTGAGAAGTCATATGATGACTAAAGAGCAGAAGCAAGTCTCTAATGAGATTGAAAGAGAAGTTGAAACTATGGGAGAGACAAGTGTTCATTTCTGACCTCTCCCCTGCCGGGTTTAGGGTAGCGATTGTGCCTTTGCGGTAGATTAATCTATAAATTTTTAACCGCTATTGACGAAAGGGGAGATAAAAAATGCAATGTAAGGATATTAAATATTGTGAGATGTGTGGAAAGAAAATAAGTGATATCAACGATCCTAATACGGACTGGATGTCTCATATAAGAATTAAATATTGTCCTGAGTGTGCTGCTTATAGGAGAAAGATGAATAAACGGAATTGGGCTTCTAAAAATACCGATGCTCATAAGACGGTTGAAGCGTTTCTCGGAGAGTATTCTGCTCTGATGAGAGAGCAGATATCGGAACTGAAAGAACAGGTTGAGTTGGTTAAGTCTGAGAATGATTTGCTTAGAAAACAGATAATTAGTCTTAGAGAGTAAAAATGTGTAAAATATTTGCTATATTTTTGTGTGAGCAAGATAATAAATGAGTGATACAAGGGGGGAATGGATAATTTGGAAACAAATTCTGTATACATACTTTCATGTGAGGCAAAAGACCTTTATGCAGCCAAGAGATTGGTTAATCCCGTAATAGATGATAAAGGTGTGGTTCTCGGACATACCAACACTAATCTGAAGCGTTGGAAGAATACACTTGACTTCAGCCTTGATCTTATGAAACTTCGTGAAGTTGCCTATCAGCATTATCATAATCGTAGCTCATTCTTCTTTGATAAGGAGTTGGGCAAGGAATTTACTCAGCGTGTTATCAATGTAGACTTTGACTTAGCCTATAAAGAGTGGAATCGTCATGGTGACATATATGTGCGTGATGGCTACGGCATGGCAGACATTAAAGAGATTGGCAAGTATGGTGACAGGACATTCTATAAGGACGGAATCTGTATTGGTGTAAAAGTTGGCGATGTTACAGAAGATGAAGTCGTGGTGTGGGACGGTGTGCCAAAGTATTTCGTGTATGATGAAGCTAATCGCAAAATCAAACTTGGCAAGAGTATACCGACGCTTATGAGTCGTGGAGAGCTTCGCTTTGACCTTTATGAGAATGGATTTATCTGTAATGGCATAAAGTATGTGCGTTACAAGAGATCGTCAGGCAGTAGTCGTGTTGGTAAGTGTCTTTTTATAGACGAGAATCTTTATCCCGCAATGCACAAATGGGAGTTGTGTGGCTTAAAGATTAAAGAGGGAGACAAGATTGACCTTGCCGCATTTGAAGCCTACATCTCATTACCTTCCAGTAGTTGTATTGATACTCTTGAGATACGCCCCGAAAACATACTTGTTATTGATGACTATGAGTCAGAGTTTGAAGATGATGTCGTAGCGGTCTATGGCGAGGGTGAGGATTTTGTTGCCAAAGAGGAACGAGCCAAGATAAAGAATAGCATTTGGGATGGGCAAAGTCTCTTAGATGTAAGTATGTATGGTGAGCATTACGCAGATAGAACAATGCTCCTTCTTCGTAACCGTTTCTTCAAGAGTGCATCATTCAAGACAAGAATACAGGACTGGTTTAGAGATAATGGCATTACAGAAGTATCTCAGCTTAAAGGTTATACCAGAGCAACCCGCATAGAGGATATCAAACTTATTACTACTCCATCAAGTATAAAGTATGTGAAGTTTGGCACTATTGAGCAATGGCTTGACAATCTCTATCCGACTTTTGGAATAGTAAAGTATGAGAAGCCTACTAAATATTTGGATGGCAGAATGGTTCAATGCCATTATCAATTACTCAACTCTCTGCAACTTACTCGTGATGATATACAAGCATTACTACAGCCTAATTTTGATTATCTCAATCTCATCCGCAAGGACGCTGCGGTAATGCGCTATCATCTCAAATACCCTTATGCTTTAGCCGATAATGATGAACCTTGTTTGACCCGTGATGAGATTATCATGAAGGTAATTGGAATGAATAGCAAGTTTGTAGAAACAAAGTTGTATGACAACTTCCGCAAGGAACTTGTAAAGTCTATGCTAAAAGAATATCGCAAGGGGCATATATGGATTAGTGGCAACTATGAAACCCTGATTGGCAACGGCATTGAAATGTTGCAAGCTACTATTGGCGCGTTTAAAGGCGAGAGTGTTTTAGGTGTTGGACATATTCATACAAAGAGATTTGAGTATGGTAAGACTTTGCTTGGTACAAGATCCCCGCATATAAATTCAGGTGATGTTCTACTTACAACCAATGTGGCAAATGAGCTTTATGACAGATATCTGGTTTCAAGCAATGAAGTTGTTCATATTAATAGCATAAATGAAAATATATTGCAGAGACTTCAAGGTGCTGACATGGATTCCGATTGTATACTGCTTACTGATAATGAAGTTCTTATAAATGCCGCTAAGAAAAATTATGATAAGTTTAGAGTCCCCACAAGTTTCATTGAGGCTAAGAAGATTCAGTGGACTTATGACGCAAAATCAAAGGCACAGCTTGATATAAATACAAGTGTTAATTTGATAGGTCAGATTGTTAATCAATCGCAATACCTCAATTCAATAATGTGGGAACGCATTTATAATGAAGTAAAACAAGGTATTTCAAACGAAGATGCAATCAGGCATCAACATGAATTATATGATGATATTTGTATACTCAGTGCTGCCAGTGGATCTGAGATCGACCGAGCCAAGAAGATGTTTGATGTTGATACGTCAAAAATGCTCACAACATTAAAAGAAAAGTACGGCATTTATACTGAGGTTAATGGTAAAGAGAAATTTACAAAACCGCTTTTCTTTCGCAACATCACTCTCGGAAACGGATATACACTTAATCCTAATCAGTATTATAGGCAGTTTGAAACATCTATGGATTATCTACAAAAGGCAATTGATAAATTCAGAGCCGATAAGATTGAAGCAAAAAATCTGCCGTTCTGTGAGATTATCAAACCTATGGACGTAGATTGGCGCAAGGCAAACTCTCGCCTGTACAACAAGGTTTATGAGATTATAAACAAAATTAAGGCTATGCGTGAAAGCATACAGAGTGCATATATTGGGTATACGGATAAAACCAAAGATGAGAAAAAACTCATAACCAAAGAAGTCGCAGAAATCAGAAGTCACTGTGTAGACTATGTTGCAAACATTCATTTAAACGATGTTGAGATGTATTTGCTTTTAAGGGAAATAGATAAGGATAAAAATGCAGGATATGCAAGAACAATTTTCGACACATTGTTTGCAACAGGCAATGCCGACCTGTATGAAATGATAAGAAGTAGTTCTGACGAGCAGTATAAACTCTCAAAAAAGAGTAATGAAAATTGCGTAAGACTATTCAATTATGACTATTTTAAGCAAAAAATCGGCTAAATTTGCACGATAGTAAAATAATTAACATGAGGAAAACGGCTATATTACGCCGTTTTTTCTCTTTTGGATAGTGGGGAATATGGATATATGAATATTTGTTCATGTATTCAAATAATAAAACACGAAAGATGTGAAATTAATGATTGAAATTTCAAAAGCTGAAGCACAGTATCTCAGAAATCACGGAATCCATGAGGGTATAACAAGAACGATGAGACAGAAGTCCAAGCGCAAGCATGTATTGGTTGCTGAGGAACGTTATATTCTTGAGTTGCTTAATGAATATCGCAAGTCTCAGAATGTCGTACTCACATACGGCACAGTCTAAATCCACTACGGTGGCAGTCGGATGGCTGATCTTAATTTAAGTGAGGAATTGTTTTATGGCTAAGAAGAAACCAGAAACAAAAGTTGATGAAGTAATAGAGAAGGAAATCCCAGAAGGATATGTAGAAATCACGCCAGAACAGCTTATGGAATTGCAGGGCGGTGGAATCCAAACTGTAATGAATATCGGTCTTGGTGAAAAACTCGTTCTTGAAGATATGCAGGATCGCATTATGTATCTTGATGGCGAAGTAAATTCAGATGTACTTCATACAATTATTATGCAGATATATAAATTAAACGGAGTAGATATTGGTCTTGAACCAGAAGATATGCAGCCTATTATACTCATTATTAATTCTGGCGGTGGTTCTGTTATGGACGGACTTGCTTTATGTGATGCTATTAATGCGAGTCGTGTACCTGTAATTGCAATCTGCATTGGTTACGCATATAGTATGGCATTCAACATTTTTACTCAGTGCGACTTGAGACTTGCTACTAAGAACGCCTCATTCCTTTACCATGATGGCTGGACTTGTGATAGTAATGTTTCAAGCAAAGTTAAGGATGCGGCTAAGTTCTACGACAAGGTTGATGAACGAGTAAATAAGCTCATTGCCAACAGGACAAAACTTACAGTAGATTATCTTTCGAGTATAGCAAGAGCAGACACATATTGGTTTGCCGATGAAGGCAAAGAAAATGGATTTGTTGATGCTATTATAGGCGAGGATATTGATATAGCAGAGATATTTGGCTTTATGGGGGATATACCTTGTGAGTGTGACCACGACAAGTGCGATTGCAAGAAGTGAGGTGAAGCCTCATGGCAAAGAATAAAAACGCTATGCGAGTTTCGTTCTGTGGGAGTAATGCAACAGAGGTAACGGGAAGTCGCACATTGTTGACCGTAGCTGACAAACAATATCTTTTTGAGTGTGGATTGCACCAGTCCTCTAAGTCAATATGGGAAGAATATAAAATCAACTCAGCTAAGTTTGATTTTAAGGCAAAAGATATTGATGCGGTATTTGTCGGACACGCACATTCAGACCACGTGAATCTATTACCATTGCTTGTAAAACGTGGATTTACTGGTAATATCTATATCCCGAAAGACAATTTTGACCTCATGCGTATTCTTATGGAGGATTGTGCTCATATATGTGACAGAGACGCAGAGTTCTTAAATCGCACAGAACATTCAGTCGAGCCATTATATACAGAAGAAGATGTGCAAGCTACATTAGATAGAATGGTTGAGTTGCCGTTTGGTGAAAAGATTGTTATTGATGACCATGCAACATTACGTTTCACTCATAGTGGGCATATCACAAACTCAGCTCATATAGAGTTATGGGTGACAAACAATAATGTGATGAAGAAAATTTATTACACTTCGGATTTAGGAAACACATCTGTTCCCTGTTATTATGTTCATCCTATAGAACCTGTTTCAAATGCAGATTTGGTAATTGCTGAAGCAACATACGCAAATCCTAAAAGGCAAATTAAGCCAAAAGATAGGCAATGTGATATTGATAAGATTAAAACGGTAGTAGAGCAAACTGTTGAAAAGGGTGGCAAAGTTCTATTCCCTGTTTTTGCAAATCACAGATGTCAAACTATTCTTACGGTTCTATATGAGATATATGGCAACGATGAGAATTTTAATACTCAAATCTATGTGGACAGTCCGATGGCGGTTAAGATATGCAAGCTCATGTGTCACATAGTCAACGAGAAGCAAATGCACGTTTGGGAAAAGGTTATGACTTGGAAGAATGTTCATTTTATTAGTGAATATGCGGACAGCAAGGCGTTGCAGGAAACAAATGAGTCTTGTATCATACTGGCAAGTAGTGGCATGATGTCGGCGGGCAGATCGGTGTCATGGGCGCAGAAACTCTTAGGCAGCACCAAGAATCACTTTGTATTCTGCGGTTACAGTGCCGAAGGTAGTCTTGCCGATAAGATTAGAAATAGTATGCAAAAGACTATTACGATTGATGGTAAGGTTGTACCTAACAAGGCGTATGTCACAACGCTGAATAGTTTTTCAAGTCACATACAGCATAATCAGATGTTAGAGTATTACTCAGATATAGATTGCAACAAGATTGCAATTGTTCATTCCAATTTCAATGATAAGGAAAAGTTTTGCAAAGAATTGCAAGAAGAATATTCAAAGAAATCTAAAAGCACAAAGGTGGTTTGTGTTAATAGTGGAACGGTAATCAGCTTATAAGGTAGCCTGTAGGCGTAGAGATTATAGGGTACTTCCCTGCTCACCTTTCTGCAAAAGCTTGATTATGCAGAAAATCATGCAAATAAAAATCTTGATTTGTGTAAGGAGATAATATGGCAAAAGCAAATGTAATACGCAAGAACTCTCTTGGTATTAAGGGTGTTCTGAATGTAGATAAAGACAGCAATAGCGTTGTTATAGAGATTGAGGACGGCGAGGCTTTAGAGTTGGCAAGTCTGCTTGATGATTTTAACGGCTCGGAAGTCTCGATCTCAGTTGGCGAGTCAATTGACATCGCATAAATTCAGTGAAACGTGATTCAGTAAATCACAATTAGAATTTAAGGAGGAAAAATCAGTTGAAGAAATTCACGACTGAGCAATACTGTCGTATCTTCGAGGTTTGCAATAGTAAGCCAAAGGATAGGACTTGGGACGATGTAGCGATACAACTCAATTCTGAGTTCAATAGTGATGTAAGTTCCAGTGCATATAGGAAGTGTTACCAATATTATACTTTAATGAATAACGCTCTCAAAGCAAAAGGTGATACCTCTGTAGCAACTCGCATACTTAGCATATCGGACACACACGTTCCTTTTGAACTGCCGATAGAGATGTTATCAGCCTATAAAGGCAGAGTTGATATACTTCAACTTAATGGCGACATCTGTGATTGTCAGGCTATTTCAAAATTCAATAAGGTTTATCGTGTGTCCCCTATGGAAGAAATTATTAAGGCTCGTAAATATGTGATTGATATGATTGAATATTTGCAACCCAAGAAAGTGGTTGTAACATACGGCAATCACGATCTGCGCTTTCAGAACTACATAGCTAAAAATCTTGACAATGAAATGGCTGAGCTTATGCCGAGAACAAGTCTTGAATTAATCTTTGTAGACGGTTTCTTTCATTATGATAAAAGAGAAGGGACTAAATCTTGGTATACTCCTATAAAAGAACTGTTCCCCACTATTGAGATTGACTATACCGATGATTGGTGGGTACAGATTGGCGACACAATATTTGCTCATCCGTCAGCATTTTCATCGGGAGTTCTCAAGACTGCGGAAAAAGCGATGTATTTCTTCAGGAATGAAGGTATGCAGTTTATGGAACTCGTAATGGCTCATACTCATAGAGTTGGTGAGTATTACATCGGTAACACAAGAATAATTGAACAGGGTGCGTTTAGTGACGTATCTAAGAACAATTATAATAACGGTCAGCTTTATAATTCTCAGAAAGAGGGTTTTGTGTATCTGTGTCAGGATATAAACGGCAAAACTATGCGTGAGAAAACAGAGTTGGTCGCACTGAATTAAGCAAGATTGGTCTTTCTGTGTGAAAGATAAGTAGAATTACAGGGTTGTCCCCTATCTACGCCTTTCTATTTTAAAGGAAAGAGGATAATATGTCTTGTGGAATTTATTGTATTGAAAACAAAGTGAATGGCAAAAGGTATGTTGGGTTAAGTCGTAATATTGAAATCAGATGGAAATCACATAAAAACAGACTTAATTCAGGAAATCATATTAATACTCATTTACAAGCGGCTTGGAATAAATATGGTGAAAGTAATTTTGATTTTATTATTATAGAATTATGTTCCGATGATGTCATAAAAGATAGGGAAATTTATTATATTTCTTTATACAAAACGCAAGATAATCGTTTCGGATATAATCAAACCGCTGGCGGTGATGGTATAAAAAATTTAAATGAGGATTGTGCAGACAAAATTTCTTTAGGCGAAACACTTTACCCAGTGGTTAAATTAGATTTTGATGGCAACTACATATGCGAATATAGAAATTGTAGATTTGCAGCGGAAGATACTGGATTGTTTACTGAAAATATAAGATATTGTTGCGATAAAAAAGGTAAACGCAAAACTACTGGTGGATATATTTGGATGTATAAATCTGATTATGAACAAAACGGGTGCGATGTAGAATACTATAAAATTTTAAAAAGAGGAACGCCTGTTAGTCAATTTACAAAAGACGGGCAATATATTGCAACATACATATCAATGCATGAAGCGGAAAGACAAACAGGATGTCCATTTAAAAACATATCTGCGGTTTGTAATGGGACAAAACATACTTGCATGGGGTATGTATGGAAATTCGCAGATGAAAGCATACTATTAAATTGAATTAAAAGGAGAGTATCTTAAGTGATTATATCTGAATCTGTTTGCAAGAAATATGATAGATACGAGGATTTTACATCTGAGTTTGTGCGCACCGCTATGGAGAATGGAGTTACGTTCCTCATAGTGAATTGGCAGGATGCGCTTGGCGTGTGTCAGCTGCTTAACGCCTTTACCATTAATGGAAATAGCATTGCTATGCGTGGCGAGTTCACAGATGAGGCTTATGCAGATATTCAGTGTGTTAAAGAATACGATGGCAACACGCTAATAACATTATTTGATAATGGCGAGATGATTTGCGAAAAGGCTCTGAATGATGAAACCGCATATGTGGATGACGCTATGTATTTTGTTGAATACAGTGCAAAAGAAGTAGTTCTGCCTTTACACGCAAAGGTTGTACCTTTCAAGATCGAAACTCAGATTTTTGAGAACGTATTTTGATTATATAGTCGCAAGTCGGCTTATAATTCTCGCCTAAAGCTGTGGCGAGTAACTAAATGACGGAACGGGGCATAGATTAAGCCCCGTATGTGGAAAGCAACTGCAATGATGTTGTAATCTGCACCAAAGCAAATCTCGGAGAACAACTTCACGGTTAAACTGTTGTCGCAAAATCCGAGGTTTTATGTACCTACCACGCCTCTGTTGTAAGCGTACCACGGTGGGTCTTTAAGACAAAGCTCTTTACGAGCACTTATTAGGAAAGAGTTTTCAAGCATCTCTTGCATTGTGGTGTCTGTGCGCACAGGTATCGCTTTGATTTTCGTGCTTGAATGCTGCGCATTATGGGATTTAGAGCACAATCTAAACTTGCGCATTATGGCAGTTTGGTGAAATGGTATCATATAAGGTTCATACCCTTATGTTCCAAGTTCGACTCTTGGGGCTGCAACCAAGCGTATCTTCAACGCTATAAGCATTAAAGGCAGATAGAGAGAACCGATCATTCTCTTGACAAGTGTCACCATTCACTTCTGCCTTTACAAGTTTAAAATGGTGAGATTGGAAATGGTGCATATGAATGTTAGATGTGAGGACACAAGATGTTACGATTATAAGTAATTCTACGGGTGAAGATATTACGGAGCAGTATGCGTTGTTAATGACGCAAGATGAGAAAGAAAGAAAAGATAAACAACAAAAAGAAAGAGATAAAAAGACTTATAAAAGATTATGCCAAAACGAAAGAGGGTATTTTACTATGATGCTCTACGAGATGAAAAAGGCTTTGGAATTAGGTGTTTCTCAACCGAATGTGACACGATTAATGTATCTCGCAACATACATGGATTATGATAATATTTTAAGAGCTGGAAATAATACCTTGATGACTAAAAGAAGTATGCAAAAATGTTTGAGATTAAAAGAAGATACTTTTAGAAACTTTTATAAGGATTGTATAGATGCAAAACTTATTCAATACAAAGAAGATAAGTATTTTTTGAATCAGTCTATTTTCAAGCGTGGTCGTATAACGCAAGAACAAGCTAAGAACGACAACACAATGTTCTTGTATCATAAAGGCATTAGAGAAATTTACGAGAATAGCAAGATTTCAGAGCATAAGATTTTAGGCTATGTATTCTTAGTAATGCCTTATGTTAATCAAACTTTCAACGTCATTTGTAAAAACCCTAAAGAGGAATCATTTCAAGAAATGGAATGTTTAGATTGGAATGATGTTGGAGATATACTTCAAATAAATGCTATTCGTAATTTAAAAATGAAATTCAAAAGATTCACTGTTGGTGGACAATATGTTTTTGTTGACGCATCTACTGATAGTAAATCCTTTATATTTGTGAATCCTCAAATTTATTATACTGGCAAAAATTGGGAACAGGTAGAATGGATAGAAGGGGTTTGTTCTTCGTCTCAGTTGGAACGGAAGGGCGAAATTCACAGCACATAAGCTATACGTTGATATATAGGCAAATACAAAGATTTTTGCAAACCGAAAAAAGTCAACATAATGACATACTTTTTCGGAAAATAATTAACAAAACGAGCGTAAGGAGATGATTGAATGGAAGGCAGATCGACGGTCTATAATAAGATTACAAGTGATGAAAAGATTAAGCAGATCAACCCCGAAAACGCTCAGTTGAGCAAAGACTTTCTTGATTACCTTGCTTCAATTGACAGAAGTCCTAAGACTATTTTTGCATATAATTCTGACCTTGAAATATTCTTTGTTTGGAACTTAGAAGAAAATGCCAACAAGGATTTTATAAAGATTAGTAAACGTGACTTTGCGAGATTTCAGAATCACGCTCTCAATGTGTGGAAATGGAGTCCTCGTAGGATAAGGCGAGTTAAATCTACAATTTCTTCTCTTAGCAACTATATCATGAATATGCTCGACGAAGAAGAAGGGTATGAAGATTATCGCAGTATTATTAAGAAGATTGAATCTCCCGCAAATGAGGCTGTTAGAGAAAAGACTGTGCTTTCTACAGAACAGGTGCAGAGGTTGCTTGATGAACTTGTAAAGCGTGAAGAATACGATAGAGCTGTTTGTATTGCAATTCTCGCTTATTCGGGTATGCGTAAGGCGGAACTGCTTCAAATGAAAATGGAATACTTTAACGCAGACCACTTAGAGTTTGGCTGCCTTTATAAAACAGATAAGGTGAGAGCCAAAGGTCGTGGTGTGCGCGGCAAACAGATAAACAAGTATGTAATGAATAAAGTTGATACCTATATGGATTTATGGCGCAAGAAGCGTGAAGAATTAGGTATTGACAGCGAGTGGGTTCTTGTTATAAAGCGTGGTGACGTTTGGGAGCAGAGAACGGATATTGAGAGTTGGAAAGATGAGTTTACTCAGATTCTCGGTTGCCCGTTCTATTTTCATGCCCTTAGGCACGCATTGTGTACTGAGCTTGTTCAAATGAACATACCGTCAGAAGTTATAAAAGAATTTTTCAAATGGGAGTCTGTAGAAATGATTAGCCATTACAATGATGCTTCTGCGGCTGATGACTTTGGTAAATACTTTAGTGCAGATGGCATTATACAGCAAGAAAATAAGGGTATTGCTGATATAAAATAGAACCCACATTTTATTAGAAATCTACAAATCATATATTCCTCCTTGCCCTCTTTGAGAGGGCTTTTGTGTTGTCTGACTGCGATGATGTTGGACGGCGCACCAATACTATGAAAAGAGGAAAGATATGCCAATATATAATTATGTTTGCCCAAACTGCGATAATAAGTTTGAGACAGACAAGAAAATAAGTGAGTATAATCCTCATGAATTATGCCCTAAATGTGGAGAACCTGCAAATAGGAATATGACCAAGAACTATTGCAATGGCAACTACGTTGTGAAATGCGATGGGTTCTATGGAAAAACATCAAAGTGAATAACAATATATGGGAGTAGCTACCCATATATGAGGGCGGTTTTCTATCCTGCCGCCCTCTGTTATTTATAAATATAAAAGAAGGATAGAGAGAGGATAGAACAATGTTAATTACGACAGAAGTCCAAGTGGTAGTAGCCAGTCGCACTCTATATTTTTATCGTAATCTTGGCTACGATTGTAAGATAGGCGACACAATTACCGTCCCGGTAGAAAAGACTCATAATGGGTGTAACGAGAAGATTTGGTATAAATGTGACATTTGCAATAAGCAAAAACAAGTATCATTAAAATCGTTTAAGGCAACGCGGGGTTTCGATGAACCTATGTATTGCGTAGAATGCGCAAATCTTTTACGGTGTGGCAAGTCAATTGATGATATTCGGGAATATATTAGTTTAAAAGCAAGAGATGGATATAGAATATGCAAAAAATGTAACAGAGAATTACCTCTTGATATAAAATATTTCAATCCCGATGTAATGTGTGCAGACGGTTTACGGTTTGTTTGCAGAGAATGTTCTGGTGATCCATTCAAAACACATGAAGATGATTGGAGTAGAGAGTGGACTGATGATGAATTGTCCTTGCTTAAACAACATTACGCAGATTGCACCACTAAAGAATTACAGGAGAAATTCTTTCCAGATAGAAGCATTCGTGGAATCCGATGTATGGGAAACAAATTGCATATTGCAAAAAGTGAAATAGCTAAAACCAAAAGCAATGAAAGCAGAGCAAATCTATGTCGGGAGGCATTTACTGGTAGAAAATTAAGTGATTCAGCAAAAGAAAAATTGTCTGTTAAAGCAAGGGAAAGGTATGAAAAATATGGGAGTCCATTAAAGGGTAGACCTTTTACTTTGACTCACAAACAAAACATAAGTAAAGGGCTTAAAGAGTCTGGAAGATGGAAGGGCGAAAATAACCCTCGTTATGCTAATCCTTTATGCGGAAAAGACAACCCTAATTGGAAGGGTGGTTTAACGCCATTATATCAAGAATTGAGAAGTGACACGAGAGATTGGTTTGTCGAATCTGGAGAATTGTCGAATTTTAAATGTGTTATAAGCGGATTAAAATTAGACAATGTTCATCACTTGATACCGTTTAAAGATATTGTAAAAGAGGTCTTTGATGTTTTAAATCTTGAATTTAAAGACAGTATTGCTGATTATACCGCCACTGAAGAAAGTCAAATAAGAAATCTTCTAAAAGAACTACATATACAATATGGATTAGGAGTAGGACTGAATAAGGAGGTTCACAAATTATTTCATGATAATTATGGGTATAGCAATGTCACTAAAGAGGATTTTAAATCTTTTTTGATTGGAATACAAAACGGTGTGTATGATGAATATTTTGCGGAACATAATTTGCCTATTATGTTAAACGTGTCTGCGATAGACGTATTATTAAATTAAGGAGGAATGGTGCGATGCCACAAAAGAAGCGAAAGAAAGCTCCTCGTGCAGCGCAAAAGAAAATTTGCACTTGTTGTGGCAAGGAGTTGTCGTTAATTAATTTTTATACGGCATCTAACCCGCTAACATCGAGTGATGGCGAGAGAGTGAACGTTTGCAAAAATTGTGTTAAGAAAGAGTCTTTGAATGAAGATGGCTCATTGAATATGGAAAAATTCAAGCAAATGTTAATGTTAATGGATAAACCACTTGTCCCACAAGCATTAGATTCTGCAATAGCTGAAACTGATAAGGCAAAAGAATTGGGAAAAGGACGCACCGATATAATTGGTGTGTACATGAAAAACATTATTACTCTACCCCAGTATTCAAAATTGTCTTTTATGGAGTCGATGGCTCTCTTAGAAAGTGGGCAGACTGTATCTGCTAATGTGACAACTGCCGAAAGGCGTGTAAGACCAAATCCAAAAGAAGATGTGTATATAAGGCAAGTTGATGATTTTGTAGTCACTGATGAAATACTTGATCGTTTTGGAGAAGGATATTCTAAGAGCGATTATCGCAAAATGCAGAGAAAGTATGATAAGCTAAAGCAAAATTATCAGATTTCGACAAATCTGCACGAAGAAGCTTTGGCTACCTATGTAAGATTTAAGGTTAAAGAGGAACAAGCTACTGCAAATGGAGATGTGGGTGGAGCAGAAAAATGGAATAAGGCAGCTCAAGAAGCTGCGGACAAAGCGAAACTTACCCCTAAGCAATTATCACAAGCGGATTTGCAAGGTGGTATAACTGCCATATCTGAAATCTCAAAGGCTGTTGAAGAAGCGGCTGATATTGTAGAGATATTACCGAGATTTAAATATTCTCCTAATGATGCCCCTGATTTTATTATTTGGTGTTATGTTAATTTTTGCAGAAAACTCAAAGGACTTCCAGAAGTTGATTATAAGGATGTTTATTCATTTTATGATAAAAAGAAAGAAGAATATATTGCTCAATATGGTGATCCTTACAATATTTTTGCAGATGATACCACGGAGAAAAACAGGGGTGCAGTAGAGAAATTCATTAAACTCCCCAAAGATTATAATACTGGTGGTGATGATAATGGCGAGTGAAAGAATCAAGGCGTTAGCTGACGATACAGTGTTTGGTCGAAATATAGCCAACTACCATGACTTCATTAGCTTTTGTCGCTGGTATCCTGATTTGATGTTTGATTTGCTTAAACCATCAAAGGGCGGAATAAATCTACATCTTGACCAAAGAATATTTTTAAGGTGTGATGTAAGATTTTTTAGTATGTATGGCGATTTTAGCCGAGGTTACGGAAAGACCTATGATGAGGTAATGGCGGCTGTTGCGGTTGCGTTATTGTACCCCAATATGTCTCTTGCAATTTCTGCACAGACTAAAGAGAACGCAGCAGATCTCTTAACTGATAAGTGGAATGAATTGACTAAGCACTTCCCTTTGTTGGTTAATGAGCTTTCGGACAAACCAAAGTTTTCGAGGGGTATTGCTGTTATCAAATTCAAAAACGGTTCTGAGATTGATGCTATTGCAAATTCTCAATCAACTAAAGGTCAAAGACGTAGAAGGTTAAAAATTGAGGAATCTGCTTTACTTAATAATGCGTTGTTTGAAGATGCTCTTGCACCTGTTGTTGAAGTGCCACGTTTAACCGCTGGAAGATTAAGTGTTCCTGATCCTTGTGAATTAAATCAGCAAATACACTTCTTCACCACAGCGGGATTTAAAGGTAGCGACGAGCATACAAGAATTGTTACTATGGTTGACGAGATGGAAAACCTTAAAGGTAAGATTGTTCTTGGAGCGAGTTGGATGTTACCTTGTTGGTATGGGCGTGGTTCAAGCAAGAGTCAAATTCTAAACAAGAAGAAAAATATGTCTTTGGTTGCATTTGCACAAAACTATGAACAGGAATGGGTTGGTGCAAGTGACGGTGCGTTAGTGAATATTAATAGGCTTTTAAATTGCCGAGTAATTCCTCATGTTGTCCCAAACTGCAATAATGAAGATGAAGAATATTATATGGGCGTGGACGTTGCTCGTTCTCAAAAGACATCAAACAATCAATCTTCTGTAGTTGTTGGTAGAGTTATACGCAATGCTGATAGATCAAGAATTGTGGCTGTTGATATAGTGAATATTATCAACATACCAAATATCTTAAATTTTTCGGCACAGGCAGTTAAGATAAAACAAATCCAAAAGGCGTATAACGCTAAGATGGTTGTTTGTGACGGAAACGGTCTTGGTGCGGGATTGATAGATTGTTTATTGATGGAGTCAATTGATCCAATCACTGGTGAAAGTTTAGGCTGTTGGGACACTATAAATGATGACAATGCTCCTGAAATACCCAACTCTCCGCAAATTGTATATAACTTAAAAGCACAGTCTTGCCAAAACGAAGTTATCACTACGTTTATCGATTATGTTGATAGCGGGAAACTTAAACTTCTTGAACGTAGACTTGAAAATGATTTCACAGAAAAAGAATGGGAGAATCCAGACGACATGATTCGTCCGTTTGTTGAAACAGATGCTTTTATAGAAGAAGCTGCTAACTTAAAAATGAAACACTTATCTAATGGTGGCATTACTATTGAGAAGGCTGTAAAGAAAATAGATAAAGACCGTGTTTCGGCTTTAATCTATATGCTTTGGTATGTAGAAAAATTTGCAAAGGATTTATCTATTGAGACTGAGTATTCAGTTGGAGTGTATGTAAATTAACAAGAATTTAGCCAGAAATCCCACTGGCTTTAGACGGTGGGTAGTTCACCAAGAAAGGAAGTGAGATAATGTCAGAGAAAAAGGCAAATGAAGAAACTATAAACGAAACTAATGCTTATCATTTCTTTAGGGATGTAACTACTGGAACTATGTTTACGGGGCTGTTGCATGATTATACTGCTGATCCATCACATCTGTTGTGGATTATTCAGCACCCTATGGACTTTAACAAAGAAATCAGGGATATATCAAACCGCCTTTATTCAAGTAATGGTAACTTTAGAAACACAGTAGATTACATGAAGGCACTTCCTACTCTTGATTACGTTGTCACAAATTATATTAAAGACAATGGTTCAAAGGCTCGTAAGGAGATTATAGAGTATGCGCTTGGTAAGATTAAGCATAAAGAGATTATAAGAGATGCCATTCACAAGGGCTGTGTTGACGGCATCGCTTTTTATTATCTTGTTGTTGGAGAGCGCAAACTTAGCAACAAGAAATCAGTGAGTTATTGGGACGTACATGATATTAGTGAGATTAATTCGTTGAAGCCAAAACTTTCAAAGATGAATCTGTCTGTTATTAATCTGCCAGTAGACTATTGTAGAATCATTGGCTTTAAAAACAATTCTTATATTGTGGCATTTGATCTTGAATATTTTAATGAGGGTGAGGAGACAAACGAGAGTAAGCTTCGCAAATACCCCAAAGAAATACAAGAAGCTTACAATAAATGGCACAATGGAAAAGGTCAACAGGAAGTAGTTCTCGACAATACCAAAACTATGGTTTTCAAAATATCATCAAAGAGAGATGAGCCGTGGGGCAGACCACTTGTTTTAGCGGCAATTCTTGATATTCTTTATGGGGATTATTTTACTAATACTAAGCGTAAAACTCTTGATGAAGTTAATAACAAACTGGTGTACGAAACATTCCCAGAAGGTAAAGCTACTGGCACATCTGCCTTGACTGATAAGCAGCAAAAGGAACAGCATGATGCAGTCAAGAGCGTTATTGCTACAAAGAATACAAGAGGTGCGACATCATTTGTATCTGTTGCGGCTGGCACAAAAATAAATGTTATTGATACAAGCACAGATATTTTTGATGATAAATATGAGAGCAAGCTCGACGAAAAGATTGGAACGGATTTAGGATTTGCGGCTACATTGCTTAATGCAAGTGCTTCAAGTTCATATTCTGCGCAGCAAACCAATCTTGAACTTGTTACGGCTCAGATATTCAAGTGGATTGAAGAAATAACTGCGGAGTTAAATAAAGTGTTGAACTTCAATGTTCTTAATCTGAATTATATAGATGTAAAGGTAAACTATTTACCTATTACGCATCTTAATAAACAACAGATGATTGGTTATGTGAAAGACTTATATTTACAAGGCAAAGGTAGCTTGACTCTATGGGCTTCGGCAGTTGGTATTTCGTCAGATGTATTTTATGCAATGCTTGATGAAGAATTAGAAGATGATATTGAGAATAAATATCCTGTCCATCAAACAAGTTATACGCAGTCATCAAAAGATGCTGGCAGACCTACGGTTGATAATCCAACTAACGAAAATACGATTCAAAGCAAAACCAATAATTCAAACGGGCAACCAAAGCCCAATAGTTAAAATCTCTCCGTCGTAATGTCGGGGATTTTTTATATATTACGGAAGAAAGGAGGTAAGCATGAAAAGTTTTGAACTTTCGTCTAAGAAACGAAAAGACGGCAAGAGGAGATTTACTGCGCTTCTTTACAAGTTGCAACCTCCCGAATCCGTAGTCAACAATGTCGGCACAGACGGGCATTGGAATGAAAATGGCATAACTTTTATTGAAGAATATGCCGCACAGAATCTTGAATCTATAAAGGATATGAGTATGACTTGTGATTTTATAGATGCGGATAAAACAGAAGTTTCAGGACATGGGGAAACTGGTGAAATCACAGATGACGGTTTACCTAAGTTTGAAGCGGATATAATTGGTCATTTTACAGAGGGTTTTATTGCAGAGTTTGACGATAATGGAACTACAAGCAAAGCTGTATTTGGCAAGGGTGTTATTGATGAAATGCGCCATGCTGATTTTGTAGCTCAAATTGAAACCAATATGGCAAATGGCATTGCTCCAAGCGGTAGTATTGAAATACTACATCCCGAAGATAGTGATAGCATCATTTATCTTAATGGCAAATTCGAGCAAGGTCGTGTGCCTGTAAAGTATGTTCACAGTGGTTTTTCTTTAGTATCAAATCCTGCGGATAAAGCTTCTAAGATGATTGAACTGAATAATAAACGAGAAAGTGAGGATGAGACAATGGATGAGAAAACAATTAATCTGATTTGTGATTCTGTAAAGAACGCAGTATCAGAAACAAATTCAAAGAATGCCGAGTACGAAGCAACAATCTCTGAACTTAATACTTCTGTTGCCGATAAGGATAATCAGATAGCAGAACTTAACGCTTCTGTTGATTCACTTAAAAAGGCTATTGCAGATATGGAGGTAGAGCGTGACGCTTGGTGGGCTGAAAGAGATTCGCTTCAGAAACAGCTTGGCGAGGCTCTTGCTGCTCAGAGACTTGGTGAACTCAATTCTGCTATTGAAGGTTTTACTGATGAGCAGAAGGCTTTCGCAAAGGATGAGATTGAGGCGTTCAAGGCTGATCCTATGAACGGTGAAATCAATTCTATCACAGATAAGATTTATCGTGAGATAGGCAGAACTGCACTTGAGAGTGCAAAGGTTGTTGAAACAAATTCTGTTGATGACACAACAGATATTTTTGGCGAAATCAATTCAACAAATGCAAACACCGATGGCGAAGATATAGACATTTTCGCAACTGTACTTTAATTGAGAAAGGAAGGGTAATATTATGGTAAGATTTCATTCTGTAGAGGAAATTGAGCACTCTGCTCATAGCGTTCCTAATGTAACTGCACACGCAGATATGCCTAATGGCGCACTCGTTGGTCTGACATATACTAATGCTTCAAAGGTGACAAAAGCACCTGCAACAGCTAACGATCTTTATGTTGTTATTAACACACAGACAGGCGACAATGAGTACATCACAAACTACACAATCAAGCAGGGTGAGTATGTAAACCTCTTTAAGCTTGAGAATTGGGTAGGCAAGGAGCTTGACGTAACTAAGGATAATGTTACAGGTACATATGCAAACATTGCCGCTGGTGATACTCTTACATTCGATGCTACAACATTTAAGTTTAAGGAAGATACACCTGCCGCTGCTGGAGATATCTGCTTCAAGGTTCTTGAACTCGCTCCTTATGGTCTTAGAGTTCTTGTACAGGTATATTCTGCTTAATTATGGGGAAAGGAAGGTAAAACAATATGAGTTACACAGTTGAACTTAATTCTGCTCGTAAGGATGCAGATTTCGTAACAAAGGAGTATAATGCTCACACTGGTGTAGTAGAAGTATTTTCTGCTATGGTAAACGGAAAGTCTCTTGATAAGTTTGGCAAGAATATGGCAGATAAGTCTGTTAATTATATTAAGGAACTTGCAAGCAAGGCTTCAAATGGTGACGGTTCTGCTATTGCCGAGCTTAACACAATTCGTAAGTACACAATTGAGCCTGAACTTCTCAAGGAAATTCAGCTTCTTGGTTTCTTTGGTTCTTATGAGAATGTTGGTTACGGCGAAAGCATTGAGCGTGAAGTAATTGATACTCAAGGCGAGCTTTCAAGAGCACAGGCTGCTAACGGTGATGTTCCTCTCGGATTCCTTGCTTCAAAGAAGTACCCTGTTGCTACACAGAATATTTCTGCTGGCTATCAGATAGACTATCGCAAGCTTCAGTTTGGTGATCTTTCTGCTGAGAACGCTCTCAAGGAAAACATCAAGAGAGATATGAGAAACAAGGCTGCTCGTTATGCTATCAACACAGTTTGGAACTCTATTAAGAACGCTGTTGGCGTTAAGAACTATTCTGAGGCTGCTGGCGTCACAAAGAGTGCTGTTGACAACGCTCTCAAGTTTGCTCGTAGATTTGGTGTTCCCTCAATCGTTGGTGACTACAGCGTAGCTTCACAGGTTAATGATTTTGCACCTTATAATTCTTCTACATTTAGCTTCACAGATATTTCTCCTGAAGCTATGGAAGAAATTCGTAAGACAGGTCTTGTTTCATGGTACAATGGCGCACCTGTTTATGCAATCCAGAACGCATTTGACACCTCAAAGCTTAATGCTGCTGGCACTGGCTTTGATACTGTTGCTCCAGAGGGACTTCTCTTTGTAATTCCTGCTGGCATCGATTCTCCTATTAAGCTTTGGACTCGTGGTGGTCTTACAAGCTTCACAGGCAATGATGTAACTACTGGCAGACAGCTTACAAGATATGACCTTGAGGTTGCTGTTGACGTTGCACAGGGCAGAGAGTATGAGATTGGTCTTATCAGAGACACAAACTTATTCTAATTAATATTTAAGGGGAGTTGAAAAACACTCCCCTACTATTATATTGAAAGGAGACTTAGTAAATGAGTCTTAATATGGACGAGAAAATCACAATTAAGAATCTTTGTGATTTTTACCTCTATTTTAACCGCATAAACGGAGTTGGCGATATTGCAATGCCTCCGAGAACTTCTATGCGTATTGATCGTGGAGAAGTTATTTCTCAGGCGCAAATTAACAACATTATGTTTGTGGGTGAAGATGGTAATGGTAGTCACGCAAGGATTTTTATTGATGATAAAGATACTCGTATCGAGCTTGGCTTTGAAACAGAGGAAACTCCACAGGTTGTTATTAGCGATGACAAGGTGAAATCCGCCTTTGGTGCTAAGACAAAGACTGCGTTCAAGAAAGCTATCGAGGAACTTGCTCACACTTATCCTGAGAAGGTTAGTCTCGTAAAGGCTGTTAAGAAGCTTGGCTTAAATGAGTATGACAAGATTAAATTTATCGAGGAATACACTGGCTTAAAGGTTGAAGATTAAGGATGGTGATGACATTGGGTGAAGCAACAAAGAAAAGCGATGTTATCAGAAGTTTTCATTCTCACCCAATGGCAAAACAGGCTTTGCCAGAGGGCTTAGAAGATGAGTTCTTTCTTTCGGCATTAGCTGAATATGAGCTTGACGTAAAGGAAATTGGCTACGACGATTCAACTTATGAGTTTCAGAATACTCTTGACAGAGCCGTGATATATACTTTGGGACTAATGATGTATTCGGAGTATCTTACTCGTGAGCTTTCAAGACTTGAAAAGTTGCAGGGCTTTTATGGCAAAGACATTCATCTTACAGGAAATGACGCTTCAAAGAATGTAACCTATAAAGATTTAGTTCTTGAACAAGAGCGAGTTCAAATGCTTTTACATAAGCAGAAAAATCATTCGTATAATTGAGGTGATAATATGCAAGAATGGTATGTTATTAATCCTCAGCCTACAATGTTGGACGGTCTTGAAAAAGATGAATGGGATGCTTGGGTTACAGATAGTTTTGACGAGTTAATCACTGAAACGCCTTTAAGAGATGATGTAAAACTTTGTCGTGGACAATTCAACGGAGAAACTGGTGAATTTGAAGTAGAAGTTGAAACTCAGGCTATAATTCAAAATAGAGATTTTGATGCTTATACGCAAGGTTGGAAACGTCAGATCCTTACAAGAATATCTGATAATCTTGCAGAATACAAGTATGTTAAATCTGTAGATACACTTGGCAATACTCAGATTTATCTCATTATGACTATGCCTGAAAGTAATAAGATATATACCAAAGCCGTTTTGCATGAGTGTAACTATACGCTCAAATGGCAGGACAATGATGGTACGATATATTATTACCCCACATATACCGCAGATGCTACGCAATACAATACTGGTGTTGAGAGAAACGGTAATTATCTGGAAACAGGTTATATTCAGTTAATGAGTTGGATATCGCTTGATAATGTAACGAAAGAGTTATATCGTGATAAGCGAATGTTTATTGATTTGGCAGAAGAAAAACCCGACACTTACATTATTACATCAACTTCAAAAGTTCCTTATTCATATAACGAAATGCGTATTATGCGTATAACATTTACAGAATGTGAGTATAATCCCGATACAGACAGAATTGACCTTATGCTTTGCGATTACAAGACAGCTCCTACGCCTACGTCACCTATTCTTATCACTTATAGTGGCAATGCAGAATTACGCATCGGTGGTCGTAAAACCTTTACGGCTGAGACTGCTAATAATGTGGTGTTCACGCTTATATCCGCTTGGGGCGATAAGATAACGATGACTCAGACTGGCAACAAGTGTGTTGTCAAGTGTGCTAATGATTCTGCAATGGTTGGCGCAAGCTTCAAGATTGAAGTCGCAGGTGGCGGTCAGAGAAGTGAATTGCTTGTCAGTATAATCGGTGCTGTGTAAGGAGGTGTTGGGAATTAGCCGTTCAAGTTGTATAAGAGACTGGAAGAATAAAATTGTCTCCGAATTATCGCAAGATGATGAGATTATTAATGCTTTAGGGCTTAATGATGATGAATCATCTGATGACCTTGTTTACAATAGGATATTTCCTTTTCTCTACATTGAAAATACACAGGAAATTGTTAAGACATATATTCTTGTCGAAATCAACATTCCAGAGCGCAGACAGCGTTACGGCAGTAGCAGTAGTTCTATCTGGACGTACCCGGTTATCATATTCAACGTGCTGACTCATCAGGACGATATGCGTATGAATATGACAGGCGAAAGTGGTACTCGCATGGACTATCTGTCGGAGCTTATCGAGGATAAGTACAGTGGCAGACAGGACTTCGGTGTCGGCACTCTGCAACTCAAATCCGATGTGGCAGGTAGTGTGAACAATACGTATCGCTTCAGGGAGCTTATCTTTGAGGCTGTGGACGTAGACGGAGTTTGTGGGTGATTGAATGTTTGCAGTTGATGAGATTAGACTGCTCTCTGGCAAACCATTTGATATTGGCATTGGGATAACCTTGTATCAGCCCACGGTGAGGGAAATTTCGGATTTTGGAGAAAGCGAATATATGAGTTTGGTGAACGCTCTCACTTCAGAACCATTTGATATGCCATATTACTTGGATCAAATGGGAATTGATTTCGAGGAAATTAAGCCGTTTGAACTATTTTGTATTCTTACTTCTGGAATCCCGAAGGAAACATCTAAACTATTGTTGGGGGATTTGGACTTGTCTCAGTTCAAGCCCGCGGAGCAAAACGGAGATTTGGTACTCGTTAATAATCGTGGGATAATTATTGACTCGTTAACGAGGGAGAGACTGGCGGATTGCATACGACGTATGCATTGTTTGCCAAAGAATATCCTTACATCTTGCGAAAACAAGTTTACTCACGATTTAATGATAAGACAACAAAAGAAGAATATTGACAGAGAGCAACGCAAAAAAGAATTGTTTGGCGACCATTCTCAGTACGCTCCACTTATTTCTTCTTTGGCGTGTGAATGGCACGACTATGATAAGGTTTACGATTTAAAAATAGGTCAGTTTTTTGACGCTATTGTCCGTATGGGCTATAGGCAAAATTCAAATAATTTATATCGTGGACTGTATGCAGGAACGGTGTCATTCAAGGATATACATAAAACGGATCTTGATTGGATGCGTCCGATTAAGATTAAAACTTTATAAGAAAGGTGGTAAAATATGGCTATAAATAGTATTGCTATTAAGCAGATTATCGGCGCATGGGCTTTCGACTCAGCAGAAAATGTTAAGTGGATGTGTTCTCAAGTTGAAAATCTGCAAATCACTCAGGACGGTGAGGTTACAGAAAAGCGTGATGCTAATGGTTCTGTTATCTTTACAATTGACAGAAATAAGTCTTGTCAGATAACATTCGATTCATCTGTTTTAGATCTTAGCCTCGTGGCTGCGTTGAATGGTACAGAGAAGTTTACGGCAGACAGTGACCACGCAATGCGTGTTCCTTATATTGACAGATTTGTGTTAAAGGCAGCAGACGTAAGCGCAGGTTATGTTACTCTGACTAAAACTCCTGAAGCAGAGGTTGGCGGTGCATATAAAATTTCATTCCACACTCTGACTGAGGATAACTCTCTTGAGGATAACTATGAACAGGTATCTTCAGCAGCCACATCAACTAAGTTCTACTATGATTCTACAAATCATAGAGTTTACTTCCCTACAGATGCTACAATATTTAAAGCTGGCACAAAGATAGAGATTATTTACGAATACTCTGTAACTGCCGGTGTTAAGGTTGTTAATGCTGCCGATAAGTTCCCTGATGCTGCAAAGGTAAGATTCCTTGTTCTTGCTGTGTCGTTATGTGACCAGTCAAGGGTTAAGGCTTTGTGGATTACCGCTAAAAATTCTAAACCACAGACAGGAAATACTATCGGTTTTAACTTAGACGATACAATTTCGGTAACTTTAGACCTCGCCTACTCATATTGTGATCAGTCTAAGGATTTCTACGAAATCACAGTCGCAGACGAGACTTTCGTTCCTTCTTGGTGATAATATATGAGCAACATGATAAGGTGTTGGGTTTGCGGTAAAGAGCATGAATATTGCCCTACCTGTGGTCAAACTCATGGTTGGAGATTTGTTGCCGACACCGTTGAGCATTATCTCATACATATGACCATTGAAGAATATCGTAGCGGTTCTCTTACTAAGGAACAGGCTGTTGAAAAATTCAAAGAAAAGTGTGATGTAAAGGCAGAAGATGATTTATCGTGGATGCTCCCTAATGTCGAAAAGGGTGTTAGAGAAATAATTGGCGACAAAGCAAAAACAGTAAAAACCACAAAGAAATCTAAATTATTTGAATAAATGAAAGGGGTAAGTAACTTTTACAGAAACTTACCCCTATTTTTTATATTGGAGGAAATATGAAACGAGTTTTGAGCATAGATCAGTCAACTTCCGCAACAGGGGTTGGCTTTTTTGCTAATGGCAAATTAAAAGATTATTGCCTAATAAAACCAAAAATGAGTAAACGAGCTGATGAGATGTGGGTTGAAGAAGAACCGCACTTTGTCAGTATTATTATGCCCGAATCAGAGTATGACACTACCCTACTCCGCATAACGGCAATAACAGATCAACTCGAAAAGCTGATTGAGGAATTTAAGCCAGACGAGATATGGTTTGAAGAAATATTTGAAAATGCGAATCCGAAAGGGTTTAGGTCACTTGCGAGACTGCAAGGATTCATAGCACACATTGCCCACAAACATGGCATTAAGTATACCATTGTGGAGGAAACAAAGTGGATAACAGCGTGGGGCAAGTATGGCAGAGGTGTAAAACGTGCAGAACGCAAACAAGATATAAAACAGAAAGTAAATGATTATTATAATCTTGATATAAAGGTAGATGACATATCCGACGCTATTGCCATTGGGCGATATGCGGTCGAGTCTCAAATCGACTAATCGTGCTTATATCATTACGGGCATAAGCACGAAAGTCGCAATTCTAATTATAAAGGAGATTTAATTATGGCAAACATTATTGAAATCACTGACAAGAACCCACTCGTCAATAAGACGGTGCGAATCGGCAAAGTGGCAGTAACAGTAAAAAGCTATCTCAGTGCAGATATCTACGCTGAAATAGCCAATACAATTGCAAATTCTTCGTTTGATGAGACAGGAGCATATCGTCCCGAATACCGTGAAATCGCCCGTCGCTATGTTGTGCTGAAGTACATGACAGACCTCGACTTGGGTGAGATGGACACAAGTGAGATATTCAAAGTTACACAGTCTGGAACATGGTACAACACTATTATTAACGAGGTGAACAAGCTCCCCGTATGGGCAGAACTTGAGCAGTCCGTGGACGAAATCATCAACTATAAGTTGCTCACTCGCAAGACATCATTTGATGACCTGTGTGAAACTCTCTCCGCATTTGCAGAGAAAATGAGTGACACAAAGTCGCTTGATGAGATTGCTGAAAAACTCACAAACCTTGATGATAAGGCTGTGGTTGAAACTATTGTAAACAAGTAAGCGTTTCTAAAACATCTCCAAAGATGAGATTGAGTCCTTTCTTTTGTAAAGCAACAACTTTCTTGGCTTTGGAGATTAACTTTTTGCGATCCTTGTGAGGTATCTGTACGGGTGTTCCGTCACCGAGATATTCGTTCTTGATATATTTGTCTGTTGCCGGACACATATTTTGAAGGAGAACAGCCTTTCTGTGACCGAGAACATCACAGAAATCTATGGTATCGCACTTGCCGTATCTTGCAATCTTTTGGTTGTAGATACGCTCAAATTTTTCTACGTGAGAAGAAATTGGTATAAGCCAAAATGCGCTACCGTCTGTAAAAGCGCAGAAGTAGGGACGATTGTGATTCTCATCCTTATGGGCGTTCATAAAATGCGGATTAGGGAAATCTTTAGCGTATTGGTCATTGAGAAAATAGAAGTGTCCGATAGTCATGGTATTCTCCTTATAAAGAAAGCCTCGCTGATTAGAGCAAGGCTTAAATTTGAGCCGATATATTTATGCGACGCTTATCGGTAGCGACAAACATATAAAGCCGACATATTTAAGTCGCTTGTCGGTGGCGACAATAAGCAATAATATAGGTTTCCCTATGATTGTATTATATCACAATGAAACGAATTTGTCAAGTATTTTTTTGAAAGGTGGTGGAGAGTATGGCAGATAGCATAAAAACGCAGTTGGCACGTATAATGGCTGGTAAGACAAAAATGGGTAACGGATTAACCATAAGACAAAATCTTGAAAAAGCAGTAGATTATCTCTATGACTGTGTGGACAACTTTATACAGGAATATTATCTGTCATATACTCCTAAAATATATCAACGCACAAATGATTTTCAAGATTCTCTTTATGCAGAGGATTTTATTCATGCAAGAGTAAACGGAAACAGGATTGAACTTAGTGTATCATTTAGACCGTCAATGGCGTATCATAAGAATTTGTTTGGTGACCATATGTCCTACGTTCCACTTCTTATTAATAACGGATGGCATAGTAAAAAACTGGAAGATAGAATTGGAGAAGTGCCACGTTTTACCAGATATGAGGGCTATCATTTTTTAGAAAAAGCGGTTCAGATGTTCAACCGTACAAATCCTTATGGTGTCTACATTTCTCCTAACGACATAGAAGCTCAATGGGAAGGTCGAGACATTGAATTTAGTTGGTAAAAAGAAAGGAGTGATATGATGGCAAATGATAGTAAGATAGTAATAACTGCGGGATTGCAAATACCTGAAACAGTCAGCACCGTTGAAAAAGAATTAAAAGTTGTCGGGGAAAAGGTATCAGCAGATCGTGCATTAAAGATAGTAGCGAATGTGGATTTGAGCAAGACTACTCAGCGTATTCAGTCACAGTTAACTACTCTTAGTAAAAATCTTAAGCTTGATATTAATACTGTAAATGTTAATGCTCATGGAATCAATGGTGTTCAACAGAACATACAGCAAACATCCGCATCAATTGATGATGCTAACAAAAGAGTTCAGCAATTGAATAATAGCCTTGCTGATTTAAAAGACTCATATTCACAACCAATCAAAGCAGTTTTAGATAAGCAAGGTTTTGTAAAAGCATCTGAAACGATGCAGGAACTCAAAAAGCAACTTGCCGATCTTGGTACGGTTTCGGTTCAAGGCGTTTATGGAGACACTAACGGAACAAACAAACTTGAAAAAATGATTGCCACTGTTAAATCGGCTTATGGAGAATTAAGAACTCTAACCTTTGAGCTTGGAGATAACGATTTCTTTAGATTTGTTAGTGGTAAGTTTGATAATGATGGTATTCGTAAGCAAACTGAAGAAATAACCAAGTTTGTAGACCAGTACACATCAAAACTCAATTCTTTAAAGGCAAAAGTCGGAGAGAACTTTGCCCCTAATATATCTGCAACCATTGGCGAAGATATTGACAAGACAATTGTCACATTTGACAGTTTTGAAAAGAAGTTAGCAGAATTGAAAAGTGGCAAAGGGAGCATTGAGGAGCTTCGTGCTGAGTTTGTTGCTCTCGATGGAACTGTATCAAATTTAGGTTCTCTGTTGCGTGGCGGTGATTCGTCACTCAATCAGTTTACTAATGCTACTATTAAAGCAAGAAACTTTGCTAATGACTTAAAGGCTTTAGAGGTTGAATTTGAGAATCTTAGTGCAGTTACTCAAAACGACAAACTGTTTAGTTCTCTTGCAGAGGCAGAACAAAAACTTGTGGCTTTGCAGAATGTTCAGAAGAATGAGGGCTACACCGAAAATTGGATAAAACAATACCAAGAATTAAGTGTTGCCATCAAACAGGCTACGGAAGATGTCAAGTTAGCAAAGAAACTTGAACAGCAAGATGCATCGTCTGCTACCAAAAAGCAAGCCGACGCATTAAGAGAGGTTGCTTCTGCATACAAAGAGATTAATCAGTATACAAAAACTCTTTACTCTACTTCTGCAACCGATGTTGAAAAGGGACTTGTGGGTGCTCATCGTGGAGATCAATACGCTCTTATTGAGCAGATCAAACAACGCCTTGAATCAGAAGGACTTCTTGACGATGTATTAAAACAGGAAATCCAGAATTATGAGGCTATAGCCAAAGAAATTGAATTAATTGCCAAGTCAAGGAGAGATGCGACACAAGCTCACAGAGAAGAAGTTGAAGCAGAAAAGGCAGAAAAACAAAATCTGCAAGATGTCAACAGACTAATTAACGACAACATTAAATCTCTTGAAAAGTTCAACAATAGCACTGTCGCAAAGAATAACGCAAGTAACTCAGCAGTTGCAAGTCAAACTGGATTAAATGCGGATTTGATTAATCAATTGCGTGGCTTACAGGAGTCTTTGGCAAATGACAAATCTCCTGAGAATATCGCAAGAATTACTGCACGTTTGAATGAACTTGGCGGTTCTTTGAAAGACGCAACTGCTCGGAGCGCAGAGTTAAATCAGAGTTTAAAAGACAATGATGCGTCTGCCAAATTCAGTGCAAAACTCAATCAGCTCAAAAATCAGGTTGATGTATTTGCCAACACAAACCGCAGAGCGACAGAATCTTTGCGTTTAATGCGTGATGGTCAGACAACATTTGCACAGGGTTTTCAGAATATCAGAGATGCTTTAAGTAGAGGAAATCTTGATGCTGCTGGTTTGCAACGATTAACTGAACAGTTCCGCAACTTCCGTGGCGAGGCAGATGCGGCAGGAATGACGGTAAGCCGTTTCTTCCAGAGTATGCAGTCTCAGCTTCGCATGGTGCTTCAGCGTTGGATAAGTCTGTATGCTGTAATTGGATATATCCGCAAGATGATAGATAATGTCAAGGAACTTGACAATGCTATGATAAACCTGCGGAGAGTTACTGACGAAACCGATGCTGGTTATCAGAGATTTTTAGAAGATGCTAATAAGTTGGCACGACAGATGAAAACCACAACGGCAAGTCTTGTGGAAATGAGCTACCAGTGGAGTAAGCTCGGCTTTGAAATGAACGAGGCGTTAGAGTTGTCGAAAGCGTCTACTATCTTTATGCGAGTTGCTGACGTTGGACAGGATCAGGCTTTGAGCAACCTTGTTACATCTTTAAAGGCATTTAGACTTGAAGCAAGTCAAACTATGGATGTAGTTGACAAACTTGATAAACTGAATAACGAGTATGCTGTAAGCGCATCTGGTTTGGGTCAGGGTCTTGAGCGTTCTGCTTCGGCTATGGCAATGACAGGAAACAGTCTTGAAGAAACTCTTGCAATGTTGACTGGCGCTGGCGAAATAACTCAGAATCTTGAAAATACGGGAAATGCCCTTCGTGTAATTTCGCTCAGACTTCAAAATATGAAAGGTAAATTAGAGGAGTTAGGTGAGCCAGTAGACGACCTTATGGAAGTCAGCAAGGTTCAAACTCAAATTCTCAATCTCACTCATAATCAAGTTGACATTATAGACCAAAGTACGGGGGAATTTAGAAGTACATATCAGATACTACAAGATATCGCAAAGGTGTGGGATTCTCTAAACTCGCAAAGCCGTAGTTCATTGTTGGAAATTATAGCTGGTAAGAACAGAGCCAATATCGGTTCTGCGCTCATACAGGCATTTCAGTCTGGACAAATTCAATCTGCCTTTGATGCTGCTAAAAATGCCGCAGGAACGGCAACTGAAGAATATGGCAAAATGATGCAGGGTATTCAAGCTCAGTTCGATGCGTTTAAAGGTGCGTTCCAAGAGTTCTCAAATGCATTCGTCAATTCGGATTTGCTTAAAGGATTAGTAAAATTCGGAACTCAGTTCATTAAGTTCCTTACTGCCGTCACTGATAAGGTTGGTGGGCTGATTGTTGTGCTTACACCAATTTTGATGTATTTTGGAGGTAAAACTGGCACTAATATTTTTTCAGTTATCATTAATGGACTTAAAGGATTGGTTGCAGCGGAGACAGGTGCTATAACTGCAACTGGTGCATTAACAACCGCTTTAAAGACTATGGGAGGCGCACTTTCAGGTCTTGCGATAGGACTTGCAATCGGTGCTATCTCAGCCATTGTAGATAAACTTGTTGTTACATCGGCTGAAACAGAGGCATCTATCAAAGATATTACAAGTGCAGTTGGCGATTTAGCCAATGCGACAGAAGAACTCGAAAAATCTCAAACAGATATAGAGAACATTGCACAGAGCTATTCTAAAATTGCGACTACAGTCGGTGATGTAAATGAGCGTAAAACTCAATTGCTCGAATTACAGAATCAGTTGTCAGATAAATTTAAAGATGAGGCGGATGGAATTGACCTTGTAAACGGCAAGTATTCTGACCAAATTAAGAAAATAAAAGAACTTGCTGAAGAACAGCGTAGACAGTATGAAATTGAAAATGCTGATAAAATTGCAAAAGCAAGAAGGTTAGCTAATTTAAGAGTTGAAGAACCAAGTTATGTGTCTGCTGGGGATAACTTAACATCTCCTAATGGCTATTACGACCGAATTGATGATAAAAAAGGAGATAGGGCGTTATTCACATTAAAAGGGTTGAATAAAGAAGCTATGATTGCCGCCACTAATATAGAGGGGGTTTATAGAGCAAGTGATTTTGCAGGAGTTTATCTCAGCGGAACTCTTGAAGATGCACGAAATCAACTCAAACAAATTATTGACAATTATAGCAAACTTAGAGATGTCGATTCTGAAACACTCGAAAAACTCACGGCTCGTTATAAAGAACTTAATGATGCGTTGAATGATATAAAAGAAGTAACGCCTTATATTGAAGATATTGAGTTTAAACCTGTTTTTACTGGCATATTTGATGGATTTTCTGATGCTGTTAATCAAGCGGTTTCAGATGTAACAATGCAACCATTTTATGACAAACTTGATGAAGCGCAAGACAAGTTAAGGCAACTTGCAAACCCAAGCGATCTCACCATTGCCGAATATGACACTCTTTATAAAGATGTGCAGAAACTCGAAGGCGAGTTATATAAAATAGCTGGTGATAGTGAGGATTCAAAGAGAGCCGTAGCCGATTTGTTTAATGGCTTTAAACAAGGCACATCAGAAAACGGCGACCACTTAGAGCAGTTCGTGGAACAGTTTAATACTACTCTTGAAGATTCGTTCAAGAAGGTTGCTGAGACTGTAACTGGTGTGCAGGACGCTATAAACAAATTAGCAGAAGGTAAAGGTCTTAGCCATTCCGAAGCATGGAAATTGCTCAAAGAAGATACAGATGGTTATTTGCAGTCTATTAAACTTGTTAATGGTGAATACTACTTATCACAAGAAGAATTAATTAAGTTTAAGGACGCTAAGATAAAAGCGTCAATAGATGAATTAAAGGCTTCTAACGAGCAGTATGTACAAGAAAGAGAAAATTTAATAAAGCAGTTGGGTTTATTAAAGGAAGATCTCAAGGTACAGTTGAAAATATATAATCTTAAAGTGAAGCAAAGATCGGCAACGCAAACTGATCTTAGAGAAATCGAGAAAATTAAAATTGATATTTCTGAGACTGAGGGTTCAATCAAGAGATGTAACGATTTGTGGACACGCAACAATTATCTCATTGAAGAACTCAATCAAAATCTTGGCGATACTCGTATACTTTCGCTTGCAACAGAAACGGAATTAAATAATGCTATCAAATCGTTTGAGAATGAAATCAAATCAATAGAGGATTCAGTTGATGTTCTCAATGACCGCAAAGACGCTCTTGAATCTGAGAAAGACCTTTTGCAAGATCAGCTTGATATCCTCAATGAGCAGAAAGAAACTATTGAGGACACAATCAAAAAATATGATGCTGTTGCTGATGCTGTAAGTGGTTATGCAAAGGCTCAGACTGATGCTATTCAAGAACAGATTGATGCAATGGAAGAAGCTGCTGAGTCTATCAAAAAGGATTATGATGACCAGATTAGTGAGCTTGAAGAACAAAACGAAGAACGTGACGATGCCATTAAAAAGGAAAAAGCACTTGCCGACCTTCAAAATGCGCAGAATCAGAAAAAGCGTGTGTTCTCTGCTGAACGTGGCTGGGAATATCAATCCTCAAAGGAAGATATACTTACGGCTCAAAAAGAACTTGCTGACATTGAAACCGAGCAAAGGATTAAGTCTCTTGAAAAAGAACGTGATACTAAACTTGCCGAGATTGATAACCATAAAGAAGTTTATGAGTTGCAAATTAAGGCTTATGAGGACTACGCTAAGAAATATTCAGACATCTCATCTAACATCAAACAAACAGAAAACGAATTATTAGCAGATCAAATACTTGGTGCTGATTGGCGTGAGAAGATAACAGAAGAAGCACAAAGTAGTATCGAAACTCTGTTTGGCAATTGGGGTACATTTGGTGGCTTAGACATTGCTTTTACGCCTGTGCTAAAGACATCTAATAACTCAACAGAAGTTCTTGATTCTCAAACCATATCCGATTATATCAATGCCATAGTTCAAAAAGCAGGTGGCGATTTAAGTGCAGCCAATATTCTCAAGCTTGATTCTACGGGTCTTGATATTGGTGGTAAAACGATTAAAAATATCATAGCTGATGTAGGTACTACGGCAGAACAGACAAGCAAGATTATTCGTTATATTGGCAAAAACGGAGTTTACAATCTCGTATCAGAACAGATTGGTAATGTTACGTCTACTCTTGATATAGGCATTGACAAAGTTCACGAAACTAATGAAGCACTTCTTGGTAATACAGAAATGCTTAATAGGTTTGAGAGCGAATATAAAGAATATAATAATCAACTCAATAATCTTATTAACAACGAAATTAAGAACTTGCAAGACAGTATTGATATGAAACAGTCCGAGATAGATAAGATTGATGACGAAATCAAGGCTTACAACAAATATAAATCTGCTGTCCAAAGCAATTTGAACGATGCAAAAGATGCACTTGAAAGCTACAAGAACACCGTAAATACGGTCAAGACAGATACAATTAATTATATGAATGAAATGTCTGGCACTGTTGGCGGTGCTTGTGGAGCGATCGGCGCTGCTATTGCAGGAATGGAAAATTCTATCTGGAACAATCATAATAAGATATTAGATTGGTTTAGGGACATAGGCAACGCCGCAAGAGAGATGTATGATGAAGTTGGACAAGGCGCAACAGGTGCAGGATTTTTAGGCTTAAAACTTGCAGGATTTTCAAAGGGCGGTGTCAATGACTACACTGGACTTGCTATGCTTCACGGTACAAAACAGAATCCAGAGACAATCTTCAATGCTAATGATTCTAAGAAACTGTACGATCTTGTGCATAATACTCCAAACTTGATAGATAGCATTGTAAAACGGGCTGGACAAATCAGTAGTTTTACTCCAACAACTATCAACAACAGAAACGATACAAATTCAAGCAATATAAGTGTAAATATCGGTCAAGTTGTGGCTAATAACCCGCAAGAATTGACACGTAATCTCGACACGCATCTTGACAGCTATTTTAGACGTAAGCTGACAATGGGATATGTACAATAATAAACTATCTCCCCTATTAATTTAGGGGAGAATTATTTTTAAGGAGGTGAGTCAATGTTACAGTACCCGACAAACCTATATCCAGACGGTGCAACATTTGACCCGTCTGTGCTTGATGAAAAAAATAAGATATCTTTCACCTTTAATGGCGATTTGCTCACAGGCGTTGCTTTTAAAGTTTATGACTATGATACAGGTGAAATTATATACATAAATGACAAACCATATCCTCAACCCGACATATATCAAGATTATCATCCTATAAAATATAATGAGGAAGAATACCAAACACCAACTGGCTATCTTAGCAGATTACAGGCTGGAAAAGATTACGGCTTACAATTAGAACTCGTACAATATACGGCAGATGGTACGAGTCCTTTATGTGATATGTTTGTTTTAAGAGGACTTACACAAGAGGATTATACTCCACAAGCTCAGAATGACTATATTGTCATAAAAAGTAATATTGATAATATCTACGAGTGGGACACAAATCCAGAAAACGAGGGTGTGCGCACAAGAAAAACGACTGAATACGGCGCAATATTAGACCAGATGGAGATTGTCATTAATGGTGAAAGAAAAGCGTTTTGGGGATATAACACTATTGCTGGTTATATACTTCTTTTGGACTCATTTTCTGAGCCAATACCAGCAGGAACGCCATTTCAGATATATTGCAACTATAAAGTATCACCATTATATTTCTTTAAGTGCAGAAGCAACCCAACAGCGACAGCAACGCTCACAGTTATTAATAATGGTGGAAGAAACGATGCTTCTCTTGGCTTTCATGTGGATGGGACATATCTTCAAGACGAAGGTAGTTTTATAAATTATTATACTATTAGTCTATATTGGTGTTGGAAAGATGATGGCACTGTCCCGTGGAGATTTCTTGACAAAACAGATAAAATATATTCTCAGAATATAGAATATACATTTTATGACGATTTTGTTCTTAGATATAAAAAACGTGTTCATGGCGTTGTTGTTGATGTTTCTGCTGATGAAGCAACGGATATGTACTATAAGGCTGTTGTTGATATAGTAACTGCGGATGGAGCAACCATCTCTGTTTCTTCTGACTCAATTAACAGAGGCGGGACTAATGCCGACTTCCCTTATGCTGATATACAAAACTTTATCATTCATAATAGTGACATAGCCGATTTATATTATCCAGATAGTATTGATGCCCCGATTAATGAATTATCATCAAATTATAAACATTGGATTCATATTGTTGGTGGAGGTATTCATAGGCAAGATTTGCCAGAAGGAACAAAGTTTACTTACTATCGAGAAAACCTACAAACAGGCGAATTAAAGATGATTGAAACCGCCGATGATATTACTGTGCCAACTAAGGGGAAATTTAGATATTATGAAGTTCCACGTAATTCTTCGGGACGAGCCTATTTGAAAGGAATAGCATATCGAGATATTGAATTAGGATCTGATAATATGAACGGATATACAATTTCAGAACTCATTCCAGAAAACGATGAAGGCACAAGAAAAACATATCGCTTAGGGCAACAGTGGAAATTCGTTGGAGATATTAATGACACAACATATACTCAGAATTTAGATAAATATGTTCATGTGGGATATAATTCTTATCCAAGTGTAACTTCAACACAAACAAAATATTTGTCAGGAACATTATCTGCGATGATGGGATATGCAGATTGTACTACTATTAAATTTATGGATGAGATTGATAAAGTACGTGCGTGGAGAGATTTTATTACAAGGCAATCTATTTATATGCTAAAATCTCAAAAAGGCGACGTACTTATTATCGCTATATCAAATAATCCTACTACATCTTATAGTGAAATGTCACAAGAATTACTCACAACATTTTCATTTGATTGGGTTGAAGTATGTAATGTAAATGATATCAAAGTCTATATAGATATTGGATATGACCCAAATCGTGATTATTAAGGGGGCGTATATTAATGGAGTATTTTAATAATTATACCCCTGAATATGAAAAAGCATTAAAAAACAATTCAGTTATAAGATGCTTACTGAAAATCGAGTTATTATCCTCAAATGAGAGCGTAATTGGCGAAATTACTAAAGACCTCACTTATGATACACAAGGGCAAATCAATATAAATTACAATCAGTTAGTGCGCAGATCGTGCAGTTTAACGGTTGCAAATGTGGATAACAAGTATATCCCCTCCCCTAACAATCCTATTTGGTATAATAGGAAATTCAAGTTATGGGTGGGGGTTCTTGATGATAAAGGCGATGTTTACTGGTGGTCGCAAGGAGTTTATTATAGTCGTTCTGTAACAGCAAACGCCCATACAATTTCTATTGAAGCCGTTGACAAAGGCGGCGCATTAGATGGTACTCTAAAAACAAATCTTGCCGATGCGCAATACATTATAGAGGCAGGAACAGCCATTAGTGACGCTGTTAAGGAAACATTGGCTCTTAATATTGGTGCTAATATCAAAATGAATAATTCTGATAGTTATGCGGGAATAAGTATGCCAATAGACCCAGTAAAGCCTTTAGTTGATTTAAGTTATAACAATAAGATACTTCAAGCCGATGTGTCGGTTGATACTAACGGCTATATAGGCGAATTGCTTACGTCCCTTGCAGATAGTTATGGTGCAGACGTTTATTATGATACGGAGGGACGTTTGCGCTTTACAGGCATAGCAGATATTTTCTTCATTGATGGCTACCGTTGTATGGCTCATCAATGGGATTTTATCAATTTGTCGGCAGGTTTCGCAAATCCAAATTATGAGTATAGTTTTGATGGTATTAATGCTGTTACAGTGTATACAAATCTTAGTTCTGATGCACAAGCTTTGGCAAATGCGCAGACGGAAGCAAAGACTGGCGATGTGCCTCAAGACGAATCAGAAAAGGTTCAAAATATATCGTATACAGCCTATAATGTCAATCCTCGATCCCCTTTACGTGTAGGTGCTATTGGTCTTAGACAAATGGCGAGTCAGGAAATTGAGTACATAGACACAACTCAAAGCGATATGGAAACACGCTGTCAGCAATATGCGGTATCTTTACTCCAAAAGGAAAGTTTGAAAGGAATGAGTTTGAGTTTTGAATGTCCGCTCATTCCGCATCTTGATGTAAACAAAACAATAGGAATTACCGACGAGTTTCAGAATATCAATGCTGGAACTTTTATTATTCAGTCTATAACAATACCGCTTGGTGCAAACTCAATGAAAATTTCGGCAACAAATGTAAACTGGATGCCAGTAGATTCAAATATTGAAGGAATGGGGGCGAGGTAATGGCAGATGTATTAGAAGAATATGTGACACAAGTCATTGATAAAAAAATGCAGAATAGCGATTATCTCATTGCTATTCCTTCAAAAGTTATGCAAGTTTTATCAAATGGAATGTATGTGGTACAACTTATCTCAAACGGTTCAGAATATTGCGTTCCGAATTGGAGTGGCGCTGACCTTGAAGTCGGAGATAATGTTCATCTTTATTATAAAGGCAAAATATTGTCAGATAGAACTGCATACATTGGCGCAGCATTTCATCAAAACAATCATCTTGAATTTATTGTTGGTAATTCGCAGACAGGCAGAATTGTACCTGATTCTGCTCCTGCGACTTTTGCAACTATTAATTTCACCGCAACAATCAAGACAAATATTTTTGTGTGTTTCAATGCAAATCTCATAACTAATTCTATGGGTTCAAATACTGTGACGGTTTATTTAGATAATGTTCCGCACACATATCAACATGATCTCAATTTATCAAGAGGTTGGAAGTATACACAGAACTTCACGCTTCCGTTTGAAGCTGATGCAGGTGAACACACGGTTTTAGTCAAGATAAATGGTAGTGGAGATGTGACTTATGCGGCAGTTTATGCATATGTTTTCGGTCAAGGAATAAAGGAGGTGGAGAATGGATAAGTTTTTTATAAGAGAAATTGCTGCGGTTTGGGCGTTTGATAAGCAGAATGAAGCTGTGTGGAAATGCACCAATATTGGCAAATTGAAGATTACTCAGGACGGTGAAACAATCCGCAAAAAAGATTCTCAGGGCGCAACAATTTTTAAAATGGACACGGCAAAAAGTGCAAGTATAAGTTTTGAGGTGAATTACTGGGACTTCAATATTTTATCAATGATTTCGGGAGCAGATAAACGCACTCTTGATGGCACTGATAATCCGTATATAGTAGAACCTATAAATGTTCCTTATGCACAGGACATCGTACTCACTGTTGAAGATATTGAAAACGGATATGTGGAACTCGATGAAACACCACGCAGAAACGAATATGGAGTATGTGAGATGTCTATGTTTCGCACTGGTAAGGGAGATACAATATTGCAAAATTATAAACAGGGATTATTCGCTGACGAAACTCATTTTGCCGTTGAAGGGAATAAACTTATGTTTCCTACTTCTCTATCGGACGAGGATAGATTTGAAATAGTTTATGAATTTAATTCTGCGGTTGGCGTGGAGTTGATTAATTCTGCTGATAAAGTCCCTGAAACATGGAAGGTCAGAATCCTTATGCTTGTATCTCCGATTTGCAATACAGACATTGTATCTGCGGTATGGCTAACGGCTAACAACGCAACTCCTGATATGAGCGTTTCGCTTGATTTAGGCACAGAGGATAATATTCCTGTGAGCCTTGAATTGGGTTACAGCATTTGTGACGACAAGAAGGAATTGTATAAAATCGTTTCCGCATATGCTGTCAGCGATGAAAGCTATGGTATACCGTTGCGCACAAATGACAGAAATACAGTATATACTTACGATCAAGATCCGGTAAGGACGATATCGTAAGAGAAAGGAGAAATAGATGGGAAAATTAAGTAGAAACTATCCCACATCTGAAGCGGTTGAAGCTGCGTTAAACAGAGCCAATAAAGCTGAAGCTGATATAAACAACTTACAGGCACAAATAGATGAGATAGTTATTTCATCTTCTGCTGAAGCTATTGTTGCGCCTGAAGTTGCACAAGCAAGAGTCGGTGAAGATGGTACTGAATATACAACTCTGAAAGATAGATTGGATTCCGAAGTCAAATTGATTCGTGATGATTTACTCAGCACAGTTGTTGAAGATATTTATGTGTTGGGCGACATTACAGACGGAGAATATTATGACATTGATGGAGAAGTTCAGAGTAGTCAATATTGGAGCACCTGCACAATTAATGTGTTACCATATAAGAGAATAATTTATTCGGGTGTTACACATACCAGCGACAATTTGCGTTCAGTATTCATAAACAAGAACAATCGTGTTATCGCTACATTCCCAATGGAAACAGGGCAAAATGTCATAGACGTACCGAAAGATGCGAGTGTAGTTGTGTTTTCTATTCACACGGCTGAAAAAGATGATTTTGTAAGTCTGGGAATTAATCGCAATGTCTTTATTGATGATTCCCAAATTGTTGAACACAATAATTATCTTGATTTATCAAATTATTCGGGCAATGGAATTACCATAGTAAGGAATGAAGATGACACATTAACGATTAATGGAGCGGCATCTCTTGTAACAGATGTGACAATTTGCACATTACAGGCAGGAACATATACGGCTCTTTACAAATTTGTAAGTGGCTCAACAACTTCTACTTCAGATATTTCTGTTAGAGTTAATGATGAAAGATGGGTAAATAACCATACAAAAGTGTCAACCGTATCTCTTACTGGCATTACAGAAGTTAAATTGCGTATCTCAGGTGGGGCAGTTTTAAATAATGCCAAGGTTGAAGTTGTTATTAACAAGGGAACAGAGGTTGATGAAGAAGCAAACTGGAGGTATACGGCATTGGATCAAAAAGCGAGAGAGATGTCAACAAAAAACGCAAGTGACATTTCTGATAATAGCGATCTCATATCCATTATATCTGAAGAATCTTCAAATATGTTCTACGTGACAACAGTTCCTCAAACGCTTGGTGGTATTACAATTACGACCGACACTAAAGGAAGAATTGTGATTAACGGTACAAGTTCTGGAAGTGTTAAGATACCGTTAATGGGCGCAGTAAGTGCAAGTAACACGAATTTGCCAGCGGGAACATATACAGCAAAGATAGAGAGAGTTTCAGGTACGATTTCAACAGCAGGAAATATTAGTCTGAGATATGGTGATGTAAGTTCTGGTTCAGGTACAAGATGGGTAATTAGCACAACGCCAATCGAAACAGATACTTTTGAGAGTGACCAAAGCGTAATTTTGTATATTTCACCTAATACGGAATTTCATGATGCAACTTATGAGTTGCAAATTGAACAAGGAGAAACGGTTGGTAATTTCTATCCTTATGGGTTTATTACAGGCTATGACAAAATTGCAAGAGACAAAATCGCTGAAATAGAAGCCGAAATAACAGACGTTCCAGAATTGAGTCTTACCGATTTTGAGTATGAACTTATAGGCGGAGGCTTAAATGCTCTTAACTCTCTTTATGATGTGACAGGCAAATTATTTAATGTGAGCTATGTTACAGACACCCATATCGACATTTATCAGAATACACGACACGGGGAAGATTCTTTTAAATTATTCAATTCAATAACAAACTACTGTGATATCTCTGTGCATATGGGTGATGTTGTACAATCAACAGGACGTACACGTGCTGAGGCTTTGCATAATTTTGAGGTTGCAGATTATCTTATGAGAGATGCTAAAAGTTGTGTGATTTGTAGAGGTAATCACGATACCAACGTAAGAGCGGGATATCCAATAAATACAGCAGTCTTTAACACAATGGAAATGCGCAGACGACCTGCTAATTTTATATCAAATCCAAATGATACTAATAAAATGTACGGATATATGGATTTTGCAGAGTATAAGTTGCGTGTGTATTTCTTAGACCCATACGATGATCTCACTCTTGCGCATTCAGGTTCTTCTTCTGCTCCGTATAATGACGTTGCCATAATAACCGAAAACCAACTTGACTGGCTTTTTGTGCAAAATGCCGTTACGGACACAACATGGACTGCCCTCATATTCTCTCATAACTCAACAGCTTCTACTTTAAAATACCAAGAAGCCGACTCGAAGAATAGCTCGTTTAGAACCAAACTGGCTACAATGATAGGCAATGGAATCCCCGTTGTCCTTTGTCATGGCAACAATCATAAAGATGCATGGCAATCTGTTGTTTGCGGAAATTCGGTTGGTAATATTTTAGATATTACATTTGAAAATGGTTTCTACAACTTTAATGATTCAGATGATATCGCAAAAGGATATTATTTTGATGGACAAGGAAATCTGATCCCTAAAGATTTATATTGCGTAGGCTTTATTAGTATTGATACAACAAATCACATAATTTACGATACCAGAATTGGTAGAGGCAGTAGTAGAACTTGGCACTACGGATTATCCGATTCGGATATTTATGAAATTTCAAACTAAACAGAAAGGAAGATGAACTATGGCTAACAAATATACGGTTGTAAGTGATGAGCTTTATGCAAACGGGGTTGCCAAAGAGGTTAAAATATATAATCTTACTGGCTCTGACCTCCGCATTAAGGCTACTGGCACTGGTTCTTGTCAGGTGGTTGGAAAGCTGACTGCTAATGACGATTGGAAAGTGTTGTCCCTTGTAAAGCTTAAAGGCTTTGACGTTGTGGACACGATTACAGATAATGAAATTTATGCTGCCGATGTGAGTGGTATCTATGCTATTTCTGTGCAGAATGCCTCTGGCTTTTCTAAAGTCTGGGCTACGGTTCTTGCGTAAGGAGGTGTAGCATATGGATGTTGTAACATTAGGTGCTGCTCTTAATGGCAGTAAAACATATACAGATAATGCAGTTGCCGCCCTTGTGGGCGGTGTGCATTACAAGGGTAGTGTCAACTATTATGCTGACCTACCAAACAATGCAAGTGAAGGCGATGCTTACACGGTAAAATATTTAGGTACAAGTGGAACTGATATTGACGGTGGAGAGTATGTCTGGGGATATGACGACGATTTAAGCGACTACGCATGGATTAGCTTTTCTAAAAGCTGTTATACAAAAAGCGAAGCTGATACTCTATTAGATGGGAAAGCAGATTGCGGTAATGATTATTTGGAACTCCCCAACGGTAAAAGATTATATATATCATCAACTGCGCCTACTGGCAATATCCCCGATGGCTCAATCGGTGTCGGTTGGTAAGGCGGTGAATAAAGCATGAATTTTAAGAGATACGTAGAGAGTAGCGGCACATGGGTTGACTCTCACTATATTCGTGGAACATCAACCGACACGATAACTCTACCAACAACCATATACGGCGACGGCACAAATGCAAGTTTGACTATCAAGGGTAACACCGTCCAGAACGGAACGCCGTCACCGAGTAATCCTGTATCAGTGGACGGAGTGGGAGAATTAGAAACATCGGGAGAACACGCAGGAGATTATAAAATCCCGATTTTAAACGGACAGACCACAACGCCTGTATATTTGGGAAGTGTGGAGAGTGAGAGGAAGATTAAGAAGTTAGTCTTTGATGGCACTGAAGGTTGGACAAAAAGCAGAAACGATGATACTGCATTTTTTAAATTGCAGTTGTCAGATTATAAGCTTCAAACCGTTGCGTTTTGTTCTCATTTTGAATATGCAAATGTTACGCAAAGCGGAACAACATTAGGGTTTTATATTGTGCTTGGTTCAGGCATGATAAGAATACGTCCAGAAAATGTTGCAACAACAAGCCTTGAATCATTTTTATCATTCCTTTCAACGCAGTATTCTAATGGCACAGCTGTAACAATTTATTACGTATTGGACACGCCCGAAACTATAATCTCTAATGAGCCTTTATATAAAATTGATAACTATTCTGATTCCATCTCGACTTCAATCCCCACGACAGACGAAGCAAACACACTCTCAGTTGGCACTACGGTACAGCCGAGTGAGGTAACTGTCACCTTTAAAGGGTGGCATCCTGTTGCGGATGTCCATGAACACACAAACGGTGCATGGACATAACTGAATAAAAAAAAGGTAATTTCAACTAAGGCGTGGTCATTAATTTGGTCACGCCTCTAATTATGAAAGGAAGTATGCCGATGCACGAAATATTCAAGAAATTATCAAATCATATGGTTGGTGCTATGATGATTCACACTCAGCTTACGGAATTGTTTAATTTCATTGACCTTGAAGCTGACGCTAAACGACAGAAGAAGCAACTGCACGAAGAATCGGACGGTCTTTTGAAGTTAGAGAAGTATGCTACACAGCATCATCACATACTGATAACGTCAGATAATCCTCCACAGGTAGACATATTGAATCTTGATATATTAGAACGTCCAAACGATAAATTATCGCCAGATGATAAAATTCATCTCATTCAGTACGCCCTTAAAGAGTGGATTGAGTGGGAAAAGAAAAGCAAAGTAATATATGAGGACTCCTATCACAACCTTGTGGATATGTCAGAAATAGCCGCCGCAGACTTTGTTTTGCAATACGTCAAGGACGTTGACAAAGAACTGAGAGATGCAGAACTGCTTTACAGAGTTAGGGATGCTATTGATTGGGACTTGGCAACTATTTACGATGAACAAGCAAGAAAGACGTAAGGAGATTTTATGTATGTAAACTTCAATGAAAACCCTCGTGGAAACTACTACGCTGGCGACTGTGTGATAAGAGCCATTAATATTGTCACAGGAATATCGTGGGACGAAATCTACACTACTCTTTGTGCTGAAGGTTTTTACTTAGGTGATTGGGGCAATACAAACGCATCGTGGGACTGGTATCTTAGAAGTTTGGGCTTTAAGAGATATATCTGCCCTAATGACTGTCCGTTTTGCTATTCACTTGTAGATTTTGCAAACGATCACCCGACTGGCAAATACATAGTGGCGACTGGCACTCATGCCGTAGCAGTAGTTAATGGTGATTACTATGACGCTTTCGACAGTGGTCATGTAACACCGATATATTATTACACGAAAGAAGGTGAGTAAATGGCTTATGGTTATATCCCAAACAATTACAACCTTTATGGGCAACAATTTCAGTCTGCGCAGCAATATATGCAACCGCAAACTAACAACATAGTTCACGTTCAAAATGAGCAACAGGCTCGTGCGTGGACGGTTGCTCCAAACAGTTCTGTGATGTTCATTGATGATAGTAGCCCACATTGTTATACAAAGACAATGGGAATGTCACAATTAGAGCCCCCCGTATTCAAGTGCTTCAAACTTGTAGAGGTGGAGACTTCACAGCAACAGGTTCAAGAACCGCAACAAAATGCTGATTTATCTGCCTTTATGACAAAAGAAGAATTTGAGCCATATAAGGCGATAATAGAAGAAATGCAGAAAATAGCAAAGGAGCTGAATGGAAATGAGTAATCCTTTGAATGTAGGGAGACAGCAACAGCCTGATATGAACGCATTATATCAGCAGTTTGCGCAGAATCCTATGCAATATCTTACGGGAATGAATATCCCAAAGGAGCTTACAACTCCACAACAAATTGTACAATACTTAGCCGATAATGGCAAAATCCCACCAATGCTTCAACAGCGTGTAAACGCAATGCTTGGCAGGAAGTGAGTTATAGTGTAAAGCTATGGCTCACAATGAGTTATAGTCTTTACCTTTCTAATGGTATTAAGGCAATTCCGCCTTGATATATAACGCACCGTTCACACATAAGGATGTGAACGCTCACCCCTAAAAGTTATGGGGAGAAAGGAGGGCTTTATGGCTCTTACAGAAAACGGAATGGACACAACAATGCTTGTATCTCCTACTGGTGGCTACGGCGGTGGCAACGGACTCTTTGGTGGCGGAGACTCATGGCTCGGCATACTGTTCCTCATCGCACTCTGTAACGGTGGCTTTGGCTTTGGCGGCTTTGGCGGCGGTTATGGCGCAATGATGGGAATGGGCATGGCAGATGGCTTCGGTCTTTATCCGTGGCTCAACAACAGCCAGAACATCAACGATGGATTCCGTGACCAGATGCTTAACTCCACAGTACAGGGCATCCAGAACTCTATCACAAGCGGATTTGGTGACGTACAGCTTGGCATTGCAGGTGTAAATCAGAACATCTGTCAGACTGGCAACGGCATTACAAGTGCAATCAATCAGGGATTTGCAAGCACAAATCTCGGTATGTGTCAGGGCTTCAATGGCGTGAATAATTCTATCTTTGGAGCACAGACTGCAATTTCTCAGCAGCTTAATGGTAATGAGATAGCAAATCTTGAAAGAAGTTTTGCTTCACAGACAGCTAATTCTCAGGGCTTAAACGCTATTCAGTCACAGCTTGCTAACTGCTGTTGTGAGAATCGTGCAGCTACCGCTGACGTAAAGTACACACTCGCACAGGAAGGATGTGCTACAAGAACCGCTGACGCTCAGAATACCAATGCGCTTCTCACAGCCTTTAATAGTGGTATTCAGAGCATTAAGGATCAGCTTTGCTCAGACAAGATTGAGAGCAAGAACGACATCATTGCACAGCTTCGCTCAGAGCTTATGTTCGCTCGTGGACAGGCTTCACAGGATGTTCAGACAGGGGTTATCCAGCTTGGTCAGAGAAATCTCGCTAACGAAATAGAGCAGTATGTTGCTCCAAAGGCTATCCCCGCTTACATGGTACAGAACCCTAATTGCTGTGCCAACGCTTGCGGTTGCAACGGCTCATTTTAATGATGGGCGGTGATAACTATGGCAGCAGAATACAGCAGTAATGCTACACAGGTAGTACAGGCTACCGCACCTGTAATCTTTACGGAATCCCCCGTTCCTTGCAACGCAGGACTTGTATTCCATAGAGATGAAAGCGGAATCTTCTTACTCGCAAACAATGCACCTACTTTTAAAGGTTGCTATGAGTGCAGACGAGTATATGAAACACTTTACAACGTGGAGTTCCACGGCAATATCAGTTTGCCCGAAGAACCCGCAGGAACAGTTGAACCTATCAGCCTTGCAATTGCAATAGGCGGTGAAACTGATCCGAGTTCCATTATGACAGTAACCGTACCTCTGGTTTCAGACGTATCGGGCGATAATGTCGGAGCTTCAATAATCGTGGCAGTACCAAGTCTTTGTGGCTGTCAGAGTGTTTCAGTACGCAACATAAGCACACAGGCAATTAATGTGATGAACGCTAATATTATCTTTGAATATATTGGCACTCGCAGGATTAGATGAAAGGTAGGTAGAACATGGATAAGAAGTTAGATACCCTGTATGACCTTTGCGAAACAGTGTCAAAGGAACTTGAAAGTGCAAACGAGAAGATTAATGGTGCAGGTGGTGAACTGAGTGCTGGCGATTTGGAATACCTTGACAAACTCACCCACACAATGAAGTCTCTCAAGACCACTATCGCTATGATAGAGGCAGAGGACGGACACAGTGGCTATTATATGGGCGGCAGATATTACTACGACAATGATATGTCTATGGAAGGCAGAGGCGGTCGTTCTAACGCTCGTGGTGGTCGTAGTTCTTATGCAAGACGAGGCTCATACGCTCGTGGCTACAGCAGAGATGATGCGAAAGAGGACTTCATCGACGAGATAGAAGAACTCGTGGAGAAAGCTCCTGATGAGCGTACTCGCAAGAAATTTGAAAGATTCCTTTCCGAAATGAAGTAAGCTAAGGCTCTTTCGGGTGGTGGTGTAACAGCCATCACCCCTCAAATATGGAAATTCAGGTGGCAAGATAATGTCGCCTTTAATATATAAAAACTAAATGAAAGGAGTGATCGCATGAAATTAATACTCCAAAAATTAGCAAAACTCATTGATGTAAAAACGTTTGTGACTTTCTCACTAACGGCAACATTTGTGTATCTATGTGTGTTAGACAAAGTTGAACCTCAAATATTTTTGACAATCTACAGTTCAGTATTGGGTTTTTATTTTGGCACACAGCATGAAAAAAAGAATAGTGATGGAAAGGAGTGAAAGAATGGCAGGTAAAGCACAAGATTTAACTGGGTTAGTGTTTGGGAGATGGAAAGTGTTGGAAAGAGCTGAAAATCGTTATTATTCAAATGGTAGGCAAGCCGTATATTGGAAATGCCAGTGTCAATGTAGCAACGGAACAATAAGAGATGTATTGGCTACAACATTAAAAACCGGCAAGTCAGTTTCGTGTGGCTGTTATCAAAAGGAAATCGCAACACAAACAATAGCCGAAGTCCGCAAAAAATATAATGCTTATGTTGTTCATGATGATTATGTCATTTTATATACTTATAAAAATGAACCATTTTTCGTAGACATAGAAGATTTTGGACGGATTCATAAATACTGCTGGCATAAAAATGATAACGGATACTTGGTTACAACAATCAATCATACTACAGTTTACTTGCATAGAATGATTATGAATGCTCCACCTAATATTGATGTTGACCATGAACACGGCTCAAGCACAAAGCATGACAATCGCAAAAGTAATCTTCGCCTTGCAACGATATCTCAAAATGGCATGAATAAAGAAAAACAATCCAATAATACATCGGGTTATGTTGGTGTTTCATGGAGTAAAAAATCTAATAAATGGAGATCGCGCATCTGTATCAATAAAAAGGAAATATTTTTAGGGGAATATGTCAATATCCAAGATGCTATTGATGCGAGGCGCAAGGCAGAAGAAAAATATTTTGGCGAATTTGGGTATAAACAAAGCAGAGGAAAAGGACGAGAGGAGTGAAAACATATGGCATTTTTAAACCCCGATAAAACTTATGACGCAAACGGTGTCACGGTAAAAGAGTATTTACTTACCAATCACAATCCAAACGGAATTGCGATGCCTACGGCGGCATTACCCACAAAGCCCATAGGCATTACAGTTCATAATACTGATTGGATTGCAACGGCAAATGGAACTCACCCATCAGAACAATATTCTCGTGCTACCGTGAATGGCAACATGAATGATGTACGTGTGCATTACTATGTGGATAATGTATGCGCTTGGCAGATGTTGCCTCTCACTCTTTCAGGTTGGCACGCGGCAGACGGTGGCGGAGATGGTAACCGTAAAACAATATCAATAGAGTGCATTATGTCGTCTGCTTATAATGACACCGATAAGAAGTCTGAGGATAACTGTGCAAAGTTAGTAGCCTATCTTTTGCACAAATATGGTCTTAATGTAGACGATCATCTTTATACGCATACTCACTGGCTGAATGTAAGGGATGGCATCAAAGGTTCAAATGATTATCTTAATACTCGCAAACATCCTTATAAGTGGTGTCCTTTATATATACTCCCTCACTGGGCTGCATTTAAAGAAAAAGTTAGGACATATCTTAATGCTCTCAATGGGGCAAGCACCTCACCCGCTGGCTACACTAAGACTCTTGATAAAGGAACACCAATCTATAAAGTTATAGGCGAGAATAAAACCGGTGAAATCACAACGACCACAAAATACACTATTGTTGAAGAAAAGATTGTAGGGAATATTAAATACGGCAAATTAAAATCTGGTGCTGGCTGGGTTGAACTTGAAAAGATTGAACGCAAATTTGACATTAACAATTCTAATGATGTAAAAGAGCTACAAACAGCCCTTAACGAGCATGGCTTCAATTGTGGCGATATAGACGGTATTTTAGGTTCAAAGTCTTACAACGCTATGTTTCAAGCTTTGTGTAAGTTATGGCTTGTAGAGTAAATATCATTAAGAAAGGAGGCATTTCATGTTGACTCAGGAAGATTACGCTTTACTGGATAATCGCTACGTGCGAAAAGACGACTGTAATGAGAGACATACCATTGAGACAAACAAGATTACTGAATTAACTGTGTCACAGGCTAAGATGAACACACAATTGGGACTTCTTATTAAAATCAGCTCCGTAACTCTTGGCACAATCATTACAGCTATTATTGGCGCAGTAATGGGAATGATACTGAAGTAGAAGGTGATTTCTCATGGATTGTAGACAATGTGAAGATAGAAATTGGAGAAATCATTATATAGTAGCACAAGAAAGGTTTGACAAAGTAGTAGCAAGACTAACAATTGGCACAATAATTGCTTTCACAATTGCAGTCCTATGTCTCTTTGCCACTATTATAACAATATGGCGAGTGCAGAAATTTATCAACGAATTTGAATATGTAGAAGAAACTGAGATACAAATAGAACAGGATTGTAGAGGTGAAAACACCGTTATATTAAGCGATGATTCGGAGGTAAGAAATGGGGCAGAAGTACACAGAGAAAAAGAAGAGTTATTGGCGGAAGAAAGCAACAACAAAAACAACACCATTACTGTCTACAAATGAGAATGAAAAAGAAAGTTTATGGCAGAAGATAAAGAAGATATTCACCAAAAAATAATTATAGGGTGCATATTAGGTCTAATTGACTTGGTATGCACCCTATTTTTTTGTCTATAAATAATCACTCGTGACTTCTTCAAGTGTCTATTTATAGGCAAAAGCTACCACCAGCCGTTTCATTTTGTACGGTTCGGAGAAGCGGAGCGTACAACTTTACACGCGCCACACGATTTCGATATGGTCTTGAAAAACCAAAATTTTGTCGATTAATAGGTCTATAACAGCTTTTTTGTCATCAAAAGAAAGCTCGCTCCATTTGCTTACTGCGTTTGATATTCGTGACTGATTTAACTGTTTTGTTTCTTGTTCTGACTGGATAGTTTGTATCTCGGATTCGATCTTTCGTTTCTGAGAATCCAAGTCGGCTATCTTCTTTTCTATATAACTTATGGCTACTTGATTAGATGTGGCTGCGAGAGTGTTTACTATGTTTTCAATCTCTGTCGAAATTTTTTCTCTTTGTAGGTTTAGGCTATCAATTCTGCTATCCACAAGAGTTGTCTTTTCGCATCTTTTAATTGTTAATGAATCTAACTTGTTTTTGATATGCTCTACGATATCGGCTTCAAATTCATTAGCTTTTAAAGATGGGAGTTTTACGGGGCAACAATGCATGAAAGAATATCCAGAATCTACAAAGTAACGCACATCTTCACTTCTGCGTCTTTGTGAAATTCTGACTACAAAGGCGTAGCCACAATGTCCGCATTTTACTTTGCCAGCAAGGAATGAGTTCTTGGCTTTACAGGTTTTGATTTGATGATTTGCCAAGAGTTTCTTGCGGCAGATGAGCCATGTTGTTGAATCTATTATGGGTTGATGTGGTGCTACAACAATATTGTGATTTGATAAATCCCATGTTTTCCGATTATGGTTTTCGCCTTGAAAAAGATATAAGCTTGTCTCTCCTGTAAAATCGTCAATTGGGTTGATTATGTTGCAACCTTGAGTTTTAAAGAAATTATATGTATCTCTGTTCGCATAAGTATAAATCGGATTGCGCATTACCTCTGAGATTCGAGATGTTTGCCATGTGTAACCGTCGCGTTTGGTATTAAGCCCTCTTTTGGTTAGTTCTCTTAATACGTCGCCCAAAGTGACTGATGGCTTTGAGTAAAGTTCATAAATAAATCTTATAACCTCTGCTTCTTCAGGCTGTTGCTCGTACATTGATGTTTTGACACCGTTTATTATTATAGGCACTTTTATATAGCCATATGGTATCTTGCCACCCATATAGAAGCCTTTCTTGCTTCGGCTTGCATAAGCATCTGCCACACGTTGTTGTATTGTTTCGCGTTCAAGCTGCGCAAATACAATGCAGATATTTAGCATTGCTCTGCCCATAGGCGATGATGTGTCAAAGTGCTCGGTTGCCGACACAAAGGCGACATTCATCTTTTGAAACAAGTCCATCATTCGGGAAAAATCAAGGATTGAACGGCTTATACGGTCAAGCTTGTAGACAATAACCTTGTTAATCTTTTTGCTCTTAATGTCCTCTATCATGCGCTGATATTCTGGGCGATCTGTATTCTTGCCTGAGAAGCCGTTATCGGAGTAAACGATACTTTCTTCACCTTTGGCTTCGTACTGACAATGTTCGATTTGAGACTCAATTGAGATAGAGTCCTCTCTAAAAACAGATTTTCTTGCATATATTGCAATCATATCATACCTCCTATATAATAAGAGGCTGATGGTAGCCTTTATATTATAGCACACCATCAGCCATTAGTCAACAATACTTTATAAAGATGTTGTAGAGCTGTTCTTCTACTGTCTCCTTATCGGCGGGATTGTTGGCGACAATCTCTTTTATCTCCATAGTATCTCCTTACGGGATTAGTTGATAGTATCGTTTTGATAATATCAGTTAATCCCTATTTTTTTATTTTGTGGTGCTACCCATGCCACCATTACGCACACCATCAGCATCGTCATCATCTGTCTTAAAGAACTGCTGAATGATACCCTGACACATTGCTTCGCCTTGCTTTATAGTAATTGTCTTACCATCTGGACTGTCGTTGTAGAACTTTACCCACATATGTCCCTCATTGTCTGAGCCGCTATAATCTGTATCTATTACCGGAATAGTATTCCACATCTGCATCTTATACTTAAAGCCAAGCCCCGATCTCGGATATATTGCAAGGAACTTATCATCATCAAGAATTGCCCTTATGCCCGTGGGCACTTTGACTGTTCCTTTAGGTGGAATAGTGATATTGTATGGGGCAAAAATATCGTAACCTGCCGAGCCTGTTGTTGCTCTCTTTGGTAGCTTAATCATGTTGTAGATTGCTCTACCGTCCCTTACATCTAAGCACTCCTCATCAAGATACTCGGCAAAGTCAATGAAGAACTGTCTTTCGCTTATCTTCTCGAATTTATTCATTCTCATTCTCCTTTATAAAGGTTTCTATTGTTTTTATTCTGTCGTAAATTCCCCACCAACTATATGCTCTCAGCAAATTCGGGATATTGCCCTCTGTCTGATTCCACGGGTAATCAAGTACAATGCCCACATACTTCCTATCCGGGTGCAATAGATGCCCCAAACAGTCATCAATAAGGACATCTACGTCCAGCAGACTTTTATCTTGTAAATTAATGGTGTGTCTCCATACAAAATCTTTCGGCAGAAATGGTAAATTGCGAGATAGATGGTTTATCTTTTTACGCAGGTTTTCGGGCAAACTACTTGTAGCAAACCAAATGCTGTTACCTTCTCTGTAAAGGCGTTCTATGGTTTCGGCTGCTTGTGGTATCATAGCGACTTTCTTCCAAAACAAAGCATCTCTAAATCCATTTTCAACTACCCATTGGAAAGGCTTGGGTAAAGCATCTTCTATGCGATATGTTTTTATATTGTTGATTTCTAAATGAATTGGCAATCTTTCATTGATATATTCTATCATTGCAAATGGTGTGTTTACTACCACTCCATCCAAATCAATCGCTATTTTCATATTCCAGTCTCCTTTGGCATTATATTTTCTGACTTGAGTCATATGACCATTTACCAAAATATTTTTCTTCCGCTTGTTTTCTTACTTGTATTGCATCTTCAAAAGAATCAAATGTGCCGAGGTGAACGTTTTGACCATTAACTCCAATAAAGGCTCTCCATTTATTTGAAGCCTTATGCCAATTAACCCCAGTAACACCTGTTGTATTATGTTTTGCAGTTTGATGATTCATACAATTTTCTTGGGTTGTGGCAAGCCTCAAATTATATTTACGGTTGTCATTTCTTGATGACTCTCCGTGTGCATGATCGACAAGCATATTCTCAGGTGCATTCATGATAAAACGATGCAACAAGACGTTTCTTTTGTTTACATGACCAGTTATATATCCATATTCATTTTTGTGCCAACAGATATCTTTTACTTTCCAAAAATCTTCTAAGTCCACAAAGAACGGCTCACCTTTAGTGGTGTACATAATCACGTAATCTTCTTGAACTTCGTAGTCATTATATTTTTTACATTGCTGATAGCTAACTTCTTTTCTTAAACATCCGCAAGACTTAGTATCTCCTTGTTGCAACTGACTTGTAGGAACAGTGCATTTGTTTCCACATTCACATAAACAATCCCAACGTGACTTACATTCTTTGTTCCGATTAAGAACCAATAGCTTCCCGAATTTTAGTCCAGTTAAGTCATTTCGTTCATATCTCATGCAACCACAAGATTTGACAGTTCCGTTTTTTTAATATTTACCTATTGTTTTCCTTGAACAGCCACACTCACATCTACATAACCATTGTACTCGTGTTTCGCCATTTGAAAAAATATAATCTTCTATTCTTTCTACAACAGTTAATTTACCGAATTTTTGACCAGTCAAATCTTCAAACTTCATATTAGTCACCCCAAAACGGAAAGATGTTGTCAAACAGCTTGGTCACATCCTTAGCTCTGCCGATGTAGATGCCGAGTGTATCATTATACTTCTTGTTGTACTCTGTCACGGCATTCTGGATGTTCTGCAAGTCATTCTGCTTTTCTTCTCTTGCCTTGCGTTTCAGTTCTTCTTGCTCTGCCTGTTCCTGTTCTCTGAGATCAGCAAGTTCCTGTTCAAGTTTCTTAATCTGTTCTGCTGTTGTTTCCATTTTTACTCTCCTTATTTGATATATTTATTTAAGTCGAGAGGATTATCGCTCGACCATTTTGTTTTCTTTGACCCCTTCCAGAGTTGATATTCGTTGCGGAAGATATCACTCACCACATAATAGGTAGCTTCACTCTCTCCTTTGATAGTCACCCATAAAATGAGACTTTTATCGAACTGGAATTGGCTATATACCGTTGTTTCAAGCATCGGTTTTTACCTTACAGTACGCCCCACAATGACATTCGCCCTCTGTAGTCTGCTCACGGAACTCTAAGCAGGGGCATTTAGTCGAAGGTGTCCTTTCGAGACGACACGGACAGTAGCCATCATTAGCCTTTACCTCTGCAATCACAGATTTAAAGGTTTCTTCATCAGGATTCTTGATTATCTTTAACATCAATAATCTACTCCTTTCTTGTAAATATGTTGATTAGCAGAAGCAAGAACCACACCATATTCGACATGATTGGCTGTTTTTAGTTCTTCTTCATATCTTCCACATTTAATATAGTCAAACAAATCAGATAGTATAATTGTCCCCATTAATCGCCCTTTAAAATCATTGCCAGTGTACAGCATTGTCTGCAACCCCTGTCGCTTTGCTTCTTTTGCAAGAGACAAGCATTCATTTAGTTGTAATGTCCATTCGAGTCCTGCGAATATTATACCTTTGTTGAATGGATCTGCTTTGACTTCAGCTATTATGTCATCGCAACTCTTTGCTATTGTAGGCAACTCCTTTATGTGCTGATTAAAACAGTTTGGACAATTAAACTTGCAGTCGCAAGCCGCTATGAGAGCACCCACAAAGGGTGCATCTTCACAACGCTCATGCTCTATAGTTTTATAATTAATCATCTTCGGGACTAAGCTGTTTTCTTTCATAGAACTCTGCCTTTTTACCATCGTTATAATTATCTACGCAGCGAAGGTAGCCTGTTATTCTCTGATACATTTTAAGATTTGAGTTGCATATAGGGCATTTATCAACCTTGTCTGCAATGTAGCCATGTTCAGGGCAATATCTGTTCAGAGGGGAAATGCTTACATACGGAACTTTATATTCGTGACACACGGTATCAATAATATTCTTTGCTGTTTCGCCACTAATAGCACCAGAGGTAAATATGTGGATCACCGTTCCGCCCGTAAAGAGTATCTGTAAATCTTCTTGATTGTCAAACGTGTTCTTTATGCTTGTTATCTTGTTTACAGGTATGTGGCAGCTATTTGTGTAATAAGGTGCTTTCGCTGTTCCTCTTGTGATGATGTCAGGAAACTCCTCTTTGTCCTTCTTAGCAAGGCGATAAGATGTCGATTCTGCGGGAGTGGCTTCAAAATTATAGAGGTTGCCTGTCTCTTTCTGGAAATCTAACAGTTTATTCCTAATGTGTTCTCCGACTTCAACAGCAAACTGCTTGCCCTCATCCGTAAGAATGTCTCTACCTTCTCCAAAGAAATTCTCACACATTTCATTCATAGACACGATGCCGATGGTCGAAAAATGATTTCTCATTGTTCCAACATAGGTGTCAAAAGCAGGGATAAGTCTTGTGTCAATAACATTCTTCTGAAGCCACGCTCTCTTAATTTCAAGGGAGTCCTTTGCAATATTAAGAACGCGGTCGAGTTCTGTAAAGAACGCATCCTTGTCCCCTTTTGTCTTATAGGCTATACGAGGAAGATTAATTGTTACAACGCCAATTGAACCCGTGCTATCTCCACTACCAAAAAGACCACCATTACGTTTCTGAAGCTCGGTTAAATCCAGTCGTAAGCGACAATTATGTGTTACAATACCATTGGCGAGCATAAATTCTTCTGGCGCATCGTCATCTAAAACTTCTAAGCAGTAAGAACAAGAAGCTGAATTGTGCGGAGTATAGGCAACATTCTGAATCTTAAACCAAATATAATTGTCATCTATAATATATACATCTTTCTGTTTTGTTTTCAAGCCATGGGTGTAGTATCTTACGCAATAACAAGTATTTTTGCCAAGTCTACCATCTCGATTATCTTCATTTATTCTTACGCCCATACCAAGAGTAGCAAATAAGAGAGTTAAATCCTCTACCATATTCTTGCTACTTGTGTATATACGATTTGAGTTACCACCATCGGTTTCATAAAGTCCGTCTACAATACCTTTTCTAAACTCCTCACTTGTACTTATTATATCAGCAGAAAGCGACTTGTTAAGTGCATTATCTCCCGAAATAAACTGATTAATAAGCCCAGTAAGAGACTTAGATGCAACTCTGATATTTGTACAACTTGTTTTGCCACTGATTTCTGATGTACAATCATATTCGCTAATCTTGGCATTATAATAATTAACTGCATAATCATACAGAAAATCTATCAAATGTTGCTTAGTAGAACGATTTAAACTAAATATAATCGTTCCATCACTTTGCTGGCTGCCGTCACCAATATACATTCCTACCAGTTTACCTTGCTCATATGTCATTGCATTAGATACATTTGTAGGTCTTTTGTATACGGGCAAATAGTCATCTGTTGTTAAATCTTTGGTCTGAATATAGTCTTTGCCATATACTTTATTTAAATGGTTTGCTGTGGTTCTAAGAGAGAGTCCATTGCATAGACTTATTGTATAATCAGCAGGGATGTTAAACTTGTTAATCCTACAATTTATTATTTTGCCATTTGCAATAGTCTTGATAACAGCTTCGTTGTGATCTCTCATATGGTTTTGATATACTTCTTTAACACTTAATTTGTGCCATTTTTGGAGTCGATTGCTATAATATAATATTTGAGTATCACCTTTTAAAGGGCACATACTTCTTGCATCTTCTGGTTTCATATCGCTGTTGAGGAAATTTGCAAAATAGGGATAGCCATACTTGCCAGCCATTTCCCAAAGGAGCTTGTTGTTAGGATTGTCCCAATCAAAACGCTCGTGAATATTATAGGTTGGAATAGGATATGCAAACGGTCTGCCATTACTATCACCTGCTATCATAAGTTCGCAAAAAGCTCTATTAAACATATCCATTTCACGCTGACATTCCTTATAGGTGAAATCTGCAAGTCCATCGCCTATCATGGCGTACTCATTGAGTAAATCCTTTGGTGGCGTGAGGTCAAGGGTAATGTTTGAGAACGCTGGTTCTGCGCCACCTCTGCTATTTGAATTTATACTAAAGATAAAGTTCTGCAAAGCCTGTTTTACTTCGCTATACTTTAACTCATCTTTCTTTATAAAGGGGGCGAGCAATGTATCTACCGAGCTAAAAGCAACAGCACCCATAATTTCATTTTGATATACTGTTACCATATTTGAAATCTGATTTAAGATTGAATCAAAATGTTTCGCGGGTGATGATGTCGGAATATTTGGAACGCCTTTAACACCAGTGGTTATGAGTTTTGAGAGAGAATAACCGCAGCAATAAAGGGTAAGACCGCCAAGATCGTGAATGTGTATTGAACCATCTAAATACTCTTTGGCAATATATTCAGGATAAACTTCTCTAAGCCAATAATCCTTTGATACTTCTGCTATCATGTGTTTGCCAAGACCGCCGTAGGAATAAGGAGAATTTGAGTTCTCCTTAACTCGCCAGTCCTGCTTTTTTAAATATCCTTCTACTATATTCTTGCTACTTTTCATTGCTTAACCCCTTTCGTTTATCCAGTTTATTGCTTCAGAGTAATTCATAATTTGACCATCTACTTCTAATACAGGCATAAAGTCAAATCCTTTATGCTCCATCTCATCTCTGTCTCTGCACACTTCATATTGAATACTTCTCTGTTCAAGTGTTTTTTCAAGCCTTTTACATTTTGGACAGTCAATTGTATACAACGTTATCATTCTATCACCCTTTCTTTCAAATATCTTTTTGCCTTTTTATAATTAAGCTCCTTACCATCAAGCACCAACAACGGCAGACGTTTGCCTTCTGCCTCGCACTTGTACCGGATTTCGTACTCGACATCTGTTTTATCAAGCCACTCGATAAGTTCAGAACTTTCGTGTCGATCATCTACATACAAAATATTAGCCATTATAATACCTCATCAGCATATCTATAAACTCACAAATATCATTGCAACGGTCTTGATTGGAGTTGTCGCACACAAAATTGCAGTCATCCTTTGCACCCTTAAAGGCTTCGCTGTCATGCTGTAATCTTTTCATAATGGCTTCGTTATCATCACCTCTACGTTCCATTCTCTCAGCGGCAATCGAACTATCTACGTCAAGAAAAATGCTGATAACTGATTTGTTTTTATAATTTCTTCTTAAATCTTTAATCCCCTTAACATCAACAACATATATGTCTGCATTATCAAGCTGTTCTTCGGTAACAAAATAAAAATTATTTGCAAACCAACTTGAACATACTATCTGTTCTTTCATTTGTTCAGCTTCTTCAAGGGTACAGAATGTATGACTGCTTAAATCTGATTCATCATTTTCTCTTGGTAGTCTGGTTGTATAAGACTTTAATACAGTCATACCATATTTCTTACTTACCTTATTAGCAAGAGAAGTCTTTCCACTACCACTGATTCCTGTTAGTGTAATTAAAGGTTTCACTTTAAATATTCCTCCTTTACAATTTCACATAATCTCTTATGTCTACCGCAAGTTTTCTTTTCGCTCTCTGTGCAATATGGGATTTCATGTGCTTCACACTTTGGTACACAATAGTTTTTAGCATGAGGACACTTCTCGATAACCAGTTTTGCCATTTCTTTTGCGATATCTCTTATTTCCTTTTGAGCGTTAAAACAAAGTCTCTCGTTAAGGAAGTGGAAAAAATTACGGAAATCCATTGTTATATAAATCTCTGTCTCACAAGCATTTGGTAAAAGATATCTTGCATCTTCTGCTTTAACTCCCATATCAAGAAGCCATTTATAATTAGCCTGTATATTGTGGATAACTTGATTATATATTTCAAGAGCCTGTCTATCGTTAGCAATAGAATCTGGAATATAATAATCAAAGCCATCTTCCTTACAATAACGCTGAGAACGCTGTGTAAACTTGCCTGTTCTATGTCTTACAAGCTGATGCGAACACGCTCTTGAACAAGTTATCTTAAATGTTACATCCGAATGTTCTGCAACTGACATATGACCTGACTTCATGCAACCATGAAAGATACGATAATTTTCTGTTGGTTCACTATCATAGCAAACAGAAGCAATCTTTTCTATCTTTTCAATAGCATCAGGTGTGATATAAACTAATTCAACCTTATTCATATCTCAATCTCCTTTATATAATTATAATTTCCATTCTCAAAAATTTCTTTCTTTTCTTTATCGGTAAGCTGTCTTGTTTTAACTACTGCGTTTTCATTTTCTTCTTCTGCACGTTTTATATTTCTCTTTGTTTCTTCTGTAAATCGTGCTTTCCACATTGCCGCTGAATTAACTGGAATTGTCATTTATCAATTTTACCCTCCCCTCTTAATTAATGACTGTAATAGTTATTGGAACTCGACCTGCCTGTGATAAATCATAAGGCACTTCTGAATTGTCATAAAAATAAAAATCAATTGTATTATAGTTTCCAACACCGCAATCATCTACACGGAATGTACCGCTTATATAATCTGATTCAATGTATAACAATGTACCATAATCAAAGTAATCACTGGCTACTGAATATCCTGATATAAGCTGATTGCCACTCGCACCGCAAGGTGGAGTAGTGTGACCGAGGGCGGTGGCACTGTAATAAGTTGCGTCCCAATACCCACTTAAAGGCTCTGTGTGGCAGATGTCTCCACCACACGTTGTCTCTGTTTCAATCACTACATCTGCAACTTCTGCCTCAGTCTCGGTCAATGTACTCGTCGTCGTTGTCTCTGTAGCCGTCGTCCTCGATTCCGTTGTTGCCGTGGTAGTGGTTGTCGTTGTCTTGCTCGCCGCTGCTGTGGTGCATTGGCTATCACTCCTTGTGTTGATATGTTTTGCCTTTGGAACTGTTCTACATGATGTAGTTGCCATTCCTATTACAACCGCCATTGCAGAAATCATCAATTTGTTTCTTAAAGACATTGGTCTGTTCCTTTCTTTCACTCATTTATTGTCTTGTCATGGGAAAACAAGATAGCAGTATCTCTGCTACAATTATATTATATCACTAATTTCATATTTTGTCAAGAGTTTTTTAGAAATTTTTTCAAGAAATTTTTACATCTGCCTCCTGATACTTCTTTGCTACAATGACGGTAGCTTCTGAACTATCGCTATCACATTTATAGGCAAAAACTATAGTATCACCACTTGATCTGAAAGAATACTCTGTGTCGTTGTCGAGATTATCAAGACACTCTTTAATCCACTCATTAATCTCATAGTCTTTTACACCCTTGCCATTATATGTATAAAAGTCTTTAGGGTACTGGATTGTATCTATTGTTGGAATACTATCTATGTCAATATCGCTGCAACAACATGGACAAACTACATATGCTCCTTCATATTTTTCTCTCAAATCGGCATCATAGTATGTGAGTTTTGAACTACAATATGGGCAAACAACATCATGTTCTACATTGTTTTTATTTCCTGTATAATTATTCTCAATTACTCTCATAAATCCTCCTTAATCGCAGCAAGTTGATGTGCTGTAGCTCACGATGTATGTGTTCTCGTCCGTGAACGCATTGTATCTCTTACAGGCTATCGGACTGAGCACTCCGTAGCCACACAGGTCAGATGTGCTGAATATTTCTTGTAGATCAGCTTCAGTCACGTAGCCGTTGTTAAGTTGTGCTCTTTCGTATTGCTCTTTTGTTATGGGTTTCTCGGCTCTTACAATCATTTCTTCACTCCTCATTAAATGTTTCTTCTATGGCATAAAAGCAGAAATTTATCATTTTCTTGTGTTCCTTGTAATATCATCAAGTTGAAGGCTGATTATAATTAATAGCACAACAACAACTATTTTGAATATCATTTACTCACCTCATAAAACATAGGTTTAAAGTTGTTGCGAATTAGCACCAATGAGTTCCAAAAAATCCTCGTCAGTGTAAATACCAAATAAGTCAATATACTCCTCACCTTCCCACCAATCAGTCTCCCAAATAAGATCAATACAATTACATTGCCATTCAAGAACTTGTAATTCGTAAGGGGATTCCAACATTTCTTTCTCTGTATAACCCTTTTTTAGTACAACAAAGAAATCTGATGCCCAAGTATGGCTCATTGCAAAATCATCCACCATCTTATCAAGCTCGTCGTATGTAACTCTCATCTGCTCACCTCACTTAAAACGAATCTTTTATTGCCTTTTTAATGCTTATTTGTGGCTGTTTTGCGTACCACTATTTTAGGTTCTCTTTGTCCACCTTGCATTGTAGTGAGTGAAGGAGAAATACCCCCCC